ACCACCATTGACTGAGGTTCCCTTAACGCCAAGTTGGTTTCCGCTTCCGTTTCCCTCAAGAGCGTTTCGAGTATTTCCGGCAAACATCGCATCTCCCTCGCTTCCCCGAAGGACGATCTTGTTCGCCGTCGCTGCGCTGGTCGCGTCGGTGATGTCCGCGCTGACATGAGTGTGGACCAATGCCGCATAAACCGTGCCGAAATAGCTTGCCAGCGTAGCCTTGATGTTCGCCCATGTAACCTTCTTCAGCGCGTTGGATGCTGCCGAGTCGGTCAATGGCATTGTGTCCGCGTCAACCGGAGTCGTTTTCGCTGTCGCTGCGGTTAGGACTGCGCCGACATTTGCGTTCGTCACGGTCGCATCGGAGCCTGCTGCACCAGCAGGGCCAGTTGCTCCAGTTGCTCCGGCTGGACCAGCAGGACCGCTCAGGGTAATCGAGAGCGTTGTGCCGTTGACCACTGTCAACGGATACTCAGTCGTGCTAAGCGATAAGGATACGTCAGCCATTTAGGTCAAGTATGTGATGTTGGCGGTGACTCCAACGTCGCCGTAGAGTAGTTTGTGCCGGAGACCGCCCGCATCAAACCAGAAGAAGTCCCACTTGTAACGCTTGTTAACGTCCAGCGTCAGAGTCTGCGTGTCCGTCAAATCGAACTTCAGTGTGCCGTCGCCCAAAGAAGTAATGGTGAAAGCCGCAGCCAAAGGCTTACGGTCAGCTTCGCGGATCTCAGCTTTTCCGTAAGGCGAAACAAGAGTAACTGGAACCTCCAACGAATCCAGAATCCTCAATGTAAAATTGAAATCCTCTCCCTTAGGGATGGCAAGATCGTATTTGGCGGCGGACATTACGTCGGATAATGTAGGGTAATCCAGACGTAATGTCAAGTTGCGGTAAAGAGTATACCACAGATGATCGCAAGCGATTAACGCTTGCCTTTGCCCATAGCTTTCTCAATGGCGACCATGAAACCGCCGCCGCCGCCGCCGCCGCCGCCGCCTCCTTCACCGCCGCCGACTTCTCCCTCAGGAACTTCGTGGCGCATTGATCCATCTGGACCCATTCCTTCTTCGCCTTCCATCTCACCTTCTTCTTCTGGAGCGGGGAGGTCGATGCCATCGATGGCGATTGGCAAGAGCATACCGTGCATGACGGTAAACTCTACTGGAACAGTGAACATTTCTCCTTCGTTCTTTACGGGAACTTTGAAGCCTTCTGGGATATTGATCATTCCGTGCATAAGTATTATTTGCGTTTAGCGTTTTCCATTTGGCGATACCATTGCAGAGCAACTTGGGTATCCGATTTGCCAGCAAGATCTGGATTGCTCTTGAGAAGATTTTCGATTTCAGCTTTGCGAGCTACGTCTACGCGTGACTTAGGATCGAACGATGTGCCCGTGGCCTTTGCGAAGAGTGCGTCCATGTCGCGCTTTGGTCCAGCAGCAGCGGGTGCAGCAGCGGGTGCAGCAGCGGGTGCGGCAGCGGGTGCAGCAGCGGGTGCGGCAGCGGGTGCGGCAGCGGGTGCGGATGAGGGGAGATTAGCAGCCAAAGCAGCCGGAGGAGCTGCCATAATAAATCTTTTCAACTCTGCTTGCTTTTCAGGAGTAGAGACATCCAGTGGTTTAGGGGCAGCAGTGGATGGTGGTAGGCTAGGAGCGGAAGCAGCTGAAGGGGCTTCCATAATAAATCTTTTCAACTCTGCTTGCTTTTCAGGAGTAGAGACATCCAGTGGTTTAGGAGTAGCAGCGGACTCCATTGGGCTGCTTTTGTCTGGAGCAGTTTTGCTTGCTGGTTTTTCGTATAACGATTGATCGACCGCTTGAGCGAGAACTTCATCGCTCACTGGCGTTCCAGCTTCTTTAAGAGTATTCAAAAGCTTTTGCCTAACCGAAAGGTATTTCGGATAGGCTGATACACTAGCTCTTTCCTCTGGCGTTGCGGTCTGCATCTCTTGGCGACCTTTGAAAGGAGCAGTACGTCCAATCGTCTGTCCGATGGTTTTTAGTTCATTATACTGCTCTTGCGCTACATCGCGGTTATTAAACTCTTTTGCCATTTGATTAAGCCGCTGCACTTTTCCAGTAAATCCACGTCCTTTTTCTCCGAGTTTTTCCTCAACGATGTTGATGAAATCTTTGTATGCGCCTGCAAATGGTGTCGCCATGTTAGTAGTGAATTAAGAGTAAAAAGAAAGAGGTTCCCGTATCCTGTTTCAAGATGCCTGCTGCGGGAGTCGAGAAACAGGATACGGGATTGGGGGTTTTAGGATACGCGATACCAGCTAGTGCCGTTGCTCAAGAACTGAGCAGTTGATCCAGCAGTTACCGTAGAGGAAGTTCCAGCAACACCAGCTGTACTGATAATGTTGGAAGTAGCAACATCAGCTGGATGCTGAGTAAGAACACAATCTGTTGTCGAAAGCTTAGTAACAAAAATCGAACGAAGAATACCCGCTGCTGGAGGGAAAGTCATTGGTTTTGTTCCAGAGGCAATCGTTGTGAAACGTGAAGTAATTGGAGTGTAGTAAGCAGAAGCTGTAACTGCAACGGTAGGTGCGCCGCTAAAGGAATTAGTTCCAGTTGCCGCAGTAGTGCTGATGCTAGTTAACACACCATTAGTCAGAACTCCAGTAAACGTAGCTGTTCCAGTACCCGAAAGAGTAATAGTAACTGTTCCTGAATGAAGTCCACCGCTAGTGATTGACCAGTTAGTAACCGCTGTCCCAGTCAAAATTGGAACAACTACTGCCGTTTGAAGTGCTGTAGTTGCAACGCTAGCTAAATCATTGGCATTAAGTCCATTGATCTGGTTCAAAGAAACCTTACGAACTTTGGACGAGCCAGTAGCCGTCAAGTCGTAGATTGGAAGCAAGTCATCACCAGTTGGTGACATCGAAGCAAGAGTTGGGAGATCGTCGAGAGTGGGCATCGTTTAGGTAGGTAAAGGATGAAGCTAAGGGGTTCCCTTTTACAGGAACCCCTTAGCGTTTAGGGTTTAGGCAGCAGGGGTGGTGCTGGTGCGCTTGAAGATGATCGCGTAACCGAATTCGGTTTTGATCGGCTTCGTTGCGCTTGCCAGAATACCACGGAAGAAACCAGTCGTACCATCAGGGTTGGTGATTTCGTTAGCGATATTGGTCCACTTGAAGTCACCGCGATAGTTGACAGGATTGAAGGTCAAGCCATTGGAACCGCTCATTGGGTTAGGAATCTGAGACTCCATAACTTGTGGGTGGATCACGTAAGCGGCTTCGTAGGGGGCCGTGTCGTATTCGCTGTTGTAAGTGGTGATGCCACTCGCTGCCGTATAGGGCTGAATACGAACCATGAAGCCAGCATTAGCTCCGTTTGATCCGTCACCCATGACGAAGCGCGGAGCGAGATCGTCAACCAGATGGTAGAAACCACGGAAGGACTTCTCAACACCCAACGGAGCGATTAGATCGCTAACCTTTGCGTTGTTGTAGCGAACATCGTCGCGGAAGCCAGCCTCAGTCTGAAGCGCATAAGAGGCTTCCGAAGAGATTACCAGTGCGAAAACAGGGCGACCGTTTTCTTTGCCATACGATTCCGAAGCAGCTCCTTTACGAACCAACTGGAAGTAGATCTGATCGAGAATCTTGTTCGATACGTTAGCGGTAGGGGTATAGTCGATGTCCGTACCAGAGGTAACGAAGTCATTGATGAAGTCAACCGCAGTGGTTTGGACACCTTCAAATTTCGTAGTAGCGGATTTGTCGATGATAGTAACACCACCAGAAGGGGTTCCAGTCGAGAGACACGGGACCAAGTTAGCAGCTACACGATCATACTCGTCGCGATAGCGGTTTTCCCAAGTATAGCGGCTCGACTCAGTCATCAAGTCCATGATGGCGCGAAGCTGTTCGGTGCGATAAGCGGCGAAGCGCAGGTCTTCCAGCGAGATGCGGGGCGACTCAATAACAGCACGCGAGATGCTGTAGTTCTTGAGTTGCTTGCTGAACTGAACATATGCGCGTTTATCAGTAGAACCAGTTCCACGTGCGCCTTGAACATCTTTAGCCGAATCATTGAGAAGCTGATCTTGCGAAGGAGTATCAAAAGAGGTAGACGACGTTTGACCACTTTGTAGAGTTCCAAGAGAAGACCAGTTTACACCCACAACAGAACCACCTTGGGTAGTCGTTGGGATCGTGCGGTCATACACAAGAGTCGTGAGCTGATAGCCCATGCCTTCAGGGAATGCGGATTGTTTGATCAAGTCCATCCATGGCGACGTGTGAAGCGTGCGCTTGTAGATGTCTTGTCCGATGCGGTTTGCCTCTTCGGCAAGGATGGTGTTGATAGCACTGATGCCAGTGCCGAGATCGAAGGTGTTAGCCATAAAAGTAAGTTGGAAAGAAGTTGAACAGAGTTGGTTGTTGGAACTGAAGCGGTGTTTTTACACTGTATTCTTAGAACTAATTGAGGGCTAGAGCAACCGGACAGAGTATAGTTTCGAGCGCAGAGTCTCTTGACTTCGTTTCTTTCTGTAGAACTAATTGAGGGCTAGAGCAACCATTGAAACTTACGTCAGAAAGAAAATACAAAAAAAGGGTGCTGTTGTCAACACCCTTTTTTGATTGGTTTGCGTAATGAGTAATCAGCCGCCGAACGCTCTATTGATCGCATCCGTAAAGCTGACATCTGATCCCGCTGTGCTGCGCGATCCCGACGGCGATGGCAAACGGCTCGATCCTGTTCCCGAGATACGCGGTTCCGCGCCTTCGAATTCTGCCAGTCGGTCTGTCAGCGACTCGATTTCCTTCCTCTGGCTGACGTATTCACGGACAATGGCTGGCAGAAGCTGTGCCGATACCGCGTTGTAGGCGAAGTCGACCGGATGGATTACCGACGGATCGCTTTGCGCTGCCTTTTGCTGGATTCCTGCAACGTCGAGCTTGTCGAATGTCTTCAAGAACGGAAGTTTTTCCGTAATCCGCTCCATGACGTTGCGTGTTACGTTCTCCCGAAGCTTTGCCCGTTCGGCCAGTAGGGCGTTATTGCGGGATTCCTCCAGCATTTCGGCTTCGCGTGCCGCTTCTTGCACGTTTTCGTAGAGTTCTGCGCGTCGTGCGAGAATCGGGTTCACATCCTCCATCAACTTGTAGATGCGGGCTTTATCCCGATCCGAAGCGTGGCTCATTACTTCCGAAAGGCGTTCATCTTGCAACTCCGTGTCGGAAAGAGCGAAAATATCGATGAGCGCGTTGGTATCTACATCGTATTTACTTGCGATCTGGTCTGCTTGCTCGATCAAAGCCTCCAATGGCTTTGTGATCGCTTCCTGATACGCGGACGTTTGTTCCAGATTGGAGAACATCTGCGCGTGTTCATACTCAGCGATCTTCTGTTGCAGGACTTCAATGTCTTTGTTCTCTACAAGACCCGACATTTCTTTGATTTTCAGCTCCTGCTCAGCGGTCATCTGCTTGAGCTGGTCCCGTTCTTCGCGGAACTGCTTCATTTCGTCTTTGAGCTGCTTGAATCGGTTGGCAGCTTTAGGAGTCCAGTCTCCTTCTTCGCTGAGTTGCTCCAGCAAGTCCTCTTCAGAGGCGTCTGGCTGTGTCGATTCGACAACAGGAGTCGCTTGCTTTTGCTGTTTTTCAACCGGAGCATCGTCGCTGAAAGAGCTTGATGCCTCAAGTGAAGCGAACGCCGCGTCGAGCGCAGATCCAAAGGATTCTGGCTCAACGGCGGACGGGATTTGTTCAGTTACGGATTCGATATGTGTGTCCATTCATCAATTAGTGGTTGTTTGTCGATAGGAAGCTTGGTCAGTTTCATCAGATCGCTAAACGCGTCACGATATCCAGCGAACCAAGCGTGCCTTAGATTGTTGTTTTCCGCACTCTGGGCGAGTGTGGCGTATGAGGGACCAGCTGCCTCTTTCAGGATACAGGATGCGGTTTGGAATGCGTCGCTATCCAGTATGCTGCGGAGTTCCTCTACAGATTTAATGTCGCTGAACCATCGATCCAGCGGGATCGGAATCGGAATTTTCTTTGATGCCATAAATTGGTTTACAATTTCACCACTTAATTCTGTTAGACCAAAAGGCCGCGCTCATCACACCTTTTGCGATGTTCTTAGCGTGGCGGGCCTTAAATGCTTCACGTCTTTTGCGGTATGATTCGCTTTCACCTTCCTTTTTTGGTGATCCTTTAACTCCTTTTTGTCCAAAGTGAATAAGCTTCTCTTTCCCACCGCTGCAAGCTTTGACGACATGGGACTTCGTCGGATGATCGGGGGTTGTGTGGGGCTTATTGCAAGCCATTTTCTCTTTGTCGAGCATATCAGCTGAGAGTGTTAGCCCTGTTGCTCGCGGAACTTAAGTGCTGCGGAGGCGTCACGCATCGATTGTTCCTGATCGAACTTCGCTTGCCGGATCTTCATGTCAAGTTCAGCCTTTTGTTGGGCGATCTGCATCTTGATTTGATGTTCCTGCATCTTGAGTTCCGATCCGTTAACTTGTGGCATGCCAGCTTCTTGAGGTTGGCCTTCTTGTTGGGCTGCTTGCTGATCCCGTTGGATCTTCTGAGCGGCTTTAGTCGTGTTGTTGATCGCCTCTTCAGCGTATTGCATCACTTGTTTCGCTTGCCCGACGAGCGATGAAAGAGCTGGATCACCGCTAGCGTATTGAATGGTTTCTCCGATGTGTTGGTAGAACGACTGGAGGATCGGAAGCACTTGTTGCGGGTCGGCTCCGCCCGTATTGATTTGCTCAATGACTTGAGTAAGCAACGGGAGATGGACTTGCAGGTGCATTCCGTGCATCTCCGAAGAGATGACAGGAACTTGCTGTCCAGCGGAGAGCTGCTGGTTCTCAAAGAAGGCGATCTTGACGTCAACCGTCTGGCGATCTTCGCTGTCTTTCGGAACGTAGCGATCTGCGAGATCGTGTCCGACACGCGTGCTTACGATATCGCGGGTCAAGTTGCGGCGACCGACTTCGTCGAACGTGCCTGACATCGCTTGCAGCTCACGAAGAGCGACAACCCGATTTGCGTGCGATCCGCCACCGACCGAACGAACGGCGCGGGTGCGGTCGAGATCGAGAGTCCTGATGAAAGACGGGCTGACTCCGCGAGCTTCGCAACGGCGGTAGAACTCAGCGACAAATTTGTCTTGCCGCTTGACTTGCACAACGCGTCGAACGATCTCGCGCATCAGGCGACTCCACGCGGCGTAGAAGAGATTCAGACTCGCGCCCGAAAGTCGAGTTGCGACATCCATATCGGATGTAATCTGCATCTGATTCCTGTAAGGTGAACTCTGATTCGGGCCGTATGTAGAGACCGTATCCGTGTTCTGTTGCAACTGGTTCGTGAGATCCTGCAACGCTGGCATCACTGCCTGAGAAAGATTCGGGATCGCCTTCTCGACGATCTTTACGTTTGGAGAAACAATGGCGTAAGCTCCATAATACGTGAACTGCAATTCATCCAGAGCGCGTTGCGATTCTGGCTGGAGCATCACGGCGGACGACAGCATCGCGCCGTCGATCATCTGGCAGCGAAGGCGGTTGCTCGTCTGGATATGGTTGAAGATCCGCTGGCCCAATCCGCGAATCGAATGGAAAGTCCCGTTGGAGCCGACGCCATACGTGAACATCACGTAAGCCTGTTCGGGCGAAGCGTAGCGGGAGATCTTCTTGTAGATAAAGTCTTTGGGCGAATCTTCCGCACAGATGAAGTGAGAGACGCTGCCATCCATCTCGCGGACCAGAAAGTGCAGGACGGCGACGGTGGGATTCTGGAGTCCTGTATACAGATCGTTGTTCTTGAGTTCTGCTTGGATTGCCTCCCAATCGGTGTAGAGCGAACCACCTTCGCTGTATCTGCGGCCCGTTGTCTTTGCGTTCTTGACGATGATGCGCTTCACTTCGTCTGGAAGCCATCCGATCTTCGCGGCGACTTCTTCGTTCTTCACGAACGAGAAGAGTTCGTGCAGTAGATAGTCTCTGCGGATGACCGCGACATCGACAGCGTTCTCTGAGGACGGTGTCTGGCGCGGAATGAGAATGTCGGTAAAGCTGCCGACCCTGAATTTCCAGTCTTCAGGCGAGTCGAAATAAGCGACTCCTACTCCATGCTTGATGAACGTGGTACACAAGCGCAGGTAACTGCTGTGGAATTCGGGCCAGTTACGCAGCAAATGCGTGAACTCTTCGGCAACGATGTCCTCTTGATACCCCATCTGACTTTTCTCGCCTTCCGTGCCTTTGACTTCCACAAGACACTCAAGCGAACTGTAGAGATCCACGTAGGACGACAACGAAATATCGAGCAGCCGTTGCGACTCCCCGAAGTTAAGATTGGTCTTCAGTTGCTGGTTGGTAGCGAGAAGCTTCGACGCGTCGTAAGGAGCGGCTCCATCGAACATCGCATCGATCCGTGCGCGAACAATCGAAGACTTTTCATCGCCACGGCGCAGAGACGTAAAAATGGACAACGCGCTTTGCACGTCTTTGAGCCTCGTCTCTACGGGTTTGCCTTTTTCATCCAACGATCCTAGATCAAAACCGTCAATATCCAAGTGGCGTGCCGACATCCGCTCTAAAGTATCCGATTTGGATATTTTGTCAATACTTTATTCGTCGGCCCCGAAATGCGATTCGGAACCCCAGACGTCGCTTACGAGTTTGGCAACCCGTATCGTGCGACGTGAGCCGTCCAATTTACGCACGGAAACATACCGCCAGCCGCTTGGACGGATGAATTCGCTGACCATGTAGCAGGAGCCTGCTGCGGAGCCTCTAGAGGGCCTCTGGATGCAATACACGGCCCCGTATTTTGTGACTGCTATCGTCGGATAAAGCGGATGCACTTTTGCGCCTTCGTTCGCGAAGATGATTTCCGCTGAAAGCGTCGGCTTCGGGTTGGCGATTTTGTCGATGCAAACGCGCTTTCGCTTTCCGGTATCGTCGGTGACCTGCGAATACCATTTGCCGCAGCGATACTCGCGGCGAAGCTGCTTGCCGTCCCGAAGGACGTTCCCCTTTTTGTCGATGGCGTAGTGTTTTGCGTTGTGGAGCGTTTCCATGAAGCGAGATTCGTTCGTTTCCATTTCCCGTCAAGTCAATTCTTTTCCGTCAATTCTTTTCCTTACCCTTATATATAAACTTTATTATTACTTGGAGTTACATTGGTTTCCGGAAACCAATGTAACTCCGTATATTATAAGAGTATTTTAGGGGGGTTTCAAAATAACAAAAGATTGAAAAATCAATGAGTTACGATTTTCAAGTTTGAAAAAGCCTGAAAAACGTCAAATCTTTTCGGTATTACATTGGTTCGCAAGATTTCGGTTCTCCGACCGAAAACGGCCAATTCGGCATCGTTTTAACCTGAATCGATGCCGCGAGAGCCACGTTTTCGGGGGGCTGGAGGCGGACTGATCTTAAAAAATTACCGTTCGGGCATTTTCTTGCCAGCACCTTCGAAAAGTTTGAATAATTACTGATCGGGAACTTTTTTCTGCGACGGGAGGTTGAAAATCCTGTCTGGTTTTTTCAACCTGAACCCCTAACCTGCATCCTGAACCTCCTGCGCGGACAGGGCATCTCGCTTCCTTTTTCGGGACTCGACGATCCTTTCTCGATTGGCGAGATAGTAGTTTCGGTTATACACACACACGGCTTCGCGCTTCTCTGGATCGATTACCGCATCCACTTCACGCTTTCGGATGATCCGATTCCGGTTCTTGATGTAGTAATTTCGTTGATACTGAAGGCGTTCTTCGCGTTTCGCTTTGTAGTATTGCTGCTTTTTTTCGTCGGCCATGCGTGGACCCTAAACCGAAAGCGGGATAGTGTCAAATTTTTTCCTATGCATACATATATGTATGCAAACGCGGCAGAAAAAACAGCCGACCCACCCGTGGCGTGGCTCATAACTTGTAACAACAGAGGTAATGCTGGATTGGCTGGCTGTTGATTATCAACGACTTGCATCAATTCACCACTGTTTCTTAACTGGTTTGAATGGTTACTATATAAGGGCTGCCAGATTCACCTACCATGAAGTATACTAATGGCAGGCACCGCAGCGGCGCGGCCTTGCTGTGATGCCTGTCAGCGGTTCGTTCCCCTGCTGTCCTGCAATGTTTCGATGAGAGGGGGAAACGAACGGCAATTGCAACATCCGGTTGCAACCCGTATCCTGATTCCCGATCGCTGAAACAAATACCATGAAGACTGAAACACAAACCACCATCGTTGAAGCCGCCACAGCCGCCATCACCGCCGCCGCTCTTGAAGCGGTCACCGCCATCGTAACGGCGAAGGCGGCTCTGACCATCGTCATCCGCGATCAAGTGAAGATTCTTGAGAAAGCAGGCATCTCCCAAAAGGAGATCGCCGCCATCGTGAAGGAAGCCGTCGGCACGGCGGCTTCGCCATCCCATATCAGCCGCACGCTGACCGCTTGCGGCGTCAGGCTTCGCGGCAAGCGGGCCGACGCAGGCTTTTTGCGCTTGGCCGATGGTGCCTTGCAGGCGGCGATGGAAGCGAAGCCCGCCCCTGATAAGGGCGACGACGATGACGGCGAAGGCGACGACGATGACGGCGAAGGCGAAGGCGAAGGCGAAGGCGAAGGCGAAGGCGAAGGCGGCGGGCATACCGCTCAGACTCTCGCCGCTTTGCTGGCATCACTTGAGCCGCAACTTGTCGCCCGCGCTCTTGAAATTGCTGGCCTGATGGACTCCGATGGATGCGGCGGCGGATCATTCCGCGCAATCTGAAACTCCGCACCAGCAACGGTCAACCCTTAGTGAGCCTATCACTAAGGGTTGACCTTCCCCATCATCCAATCCACAACCCTCCACCACCACCACCACCACCACCACCACCACCACCATGAGCACCACCACCACCACCACCACCACCACCACCACCACCATGAACACCTCCACCACTGCAATCATCCGCGCCGCACGTGCGCTATCCATCCCGCTGCTAAATCGCTCCATCTGGAGCGATCTGGCGGCGTCCTATAGCCTCCCCACCGTGTCGCCCGAGATGGCGGCATGGCTGGGACGCCATCCCGAAGCGGCAAACTCCGCGCCCGCCTCACGGGTCGGGCGCAAGCTCACCACCTCCGCGCTGGAGGCATGGCGGGTGCTTTACGCACCCTCTGTTCGAACCGTGCTGGCTGCGCCAGCCAAGCACAAGCCCGCCGCCAAGCGGGCTTACCGCGCCCAGCTTGTCGGCTAACCCCAGCAACGGCCACTAGTGCAACCCGCACTAGTGGCCTGCCCTTTCATCCAATCCACCACCACCATGAGCACCACCATCACCAAAACCGTTTTTCGAACCTTCCGCCAATCTGGCGAAACCATTGCCATCTTCCCAGAGGAACCTGCTGACATTCGCGGAGACTTCTGCATGTCATACATGCAGATCGGGCAGCACGGTGCTGCCTCGCCGATGGGCGCGGAATTTGCCAGCATCACCCGCCCCGCCACCCCAGAGGAGATTGCGCCGCTGCGGCGGGAGCTTGGGGCCATCGGCTACAAGCTCGCTCCGGTCCTGCGTGTCTCTTACAAGATGCATCAGGCCCGCCGCCAGAACGCCAACCCTTCCCGCCCATGACGTTCTCAGCCCTCGTTCTAATCGCCAGCCTTTTCGCCTCCCAGTGGGCGATCTTTGGGCTGGCCCGCGCCTTCCTCTACACGCCCGCCATCGTCGCGGCAGCGGCTGCTCTGTGGCTCGTCGCCGCGCTCGCCGCCGCTCTGTGAACCCCGAACCCCGAACCCTTAGTGCCCACGCACTAAGCGTTTCGGAGCTTTCTCAGAAAAGAATTGACGGCACGCCGCCCGCCTGTAAAGTGGCGGCACGCTTGATTGAATAACAACTGAAACAGAAAGAACTAAAAGATGAAACTCCCATCCGCAAATATCGGCCAGCTCACTTCACTGGCCCGCATCGCCTTCCAATCCAATCGCTTTCTGGCGATCTATGGGAAGGGCGGAGTCGGTAAAACGACGATACCCAAGACCATCATCGCGCCCGCTTTGGGCTTCGATGAGACGTGGATCGTGAATCTGTCAGGCTCAGGCCCGCAAGAGGCCATAGGCTACGGCATTCCCGACTCGACCACCAGAGATCTCTGGTTCTCGTCTCCCGAACAGTGGCCGACTGCCAAGCGCGTCGGCAGCAAGCGCGTCCTGCTGGTGCTCGATGAATATCCCGAATGGGACGCATCGATTCAAAGCTTGTGCCGTTCGCTCTTCAATCCAACGGGCAACGCCCGCATCGGGACGCATGACTTAGGCGAGAACGTCCGCATCATCGTGACTGGCAACCGTCGCTCTGACGGCACCCGTTCCGCCGTGCCCGCCGCGCCATTCGTGGAGCGGTGCTTGTCGGTGTGCGTCGAGCCGACGCTGGACGAGTGGCTCGACTGGGCTGCGTCCACCGGACTGGCGGCATCGCCTGTCTACACGTTCCTCCGCTTCGCGAACGGCGAAGGCGTGGATCACTTCAATCCTGACGTGCCCGCGCCGTGGGACGGCTCGCCGCATGCCTGCCCGAGAGCGTGGGAAGCGGCGTGCCGCATCGATGCGGATGAAGATCCGGCCATGCTCTCGCTCGCTCTGCGCGGGCTGGTCGGCGAAGCCAGTGGCTCCGCTGCCTACGCCTTTTGCCAACTGGTCGCGGCGTTCCTGCCACGGCTCGCCGCCATCCGCGCCGGAACGGAACGCCTGCCTGCTGATCCATCGGAGCAGCACGCGCTGATCCACGCAGCGGTGCGGGTGGCTCGAAAAGAATCAGCCGCCGATCCTGAGGCCGCTGTCGCCGCTGGCTCGCTCGACTGGCTGGTCCGCCTGCTGGTCTCCGCCAGCGGCGAGCTTAGACAATGGGGCTATACATGCGCCACCCGCAACGGCATCCCACTCGACCAGCACCCGCAGCGTTCTGCCATGCAAGGCGTCTGATCCACTGGCGGGCTTAGTGCGGATGCACTAAGCCCGCCTTCACTCGCCAAGATCTTCACTCTCCAGTAAAACAGAAAGAAAACATAATGAACACCACCACCAACAACCTGTCCGTCATCAACTCACTTGTGCTTGTGAAATTCGGAAGCACCGCACCGTCGACCAGCGTCCTGCATAAAGGCGCAACGGCTAGCGTCTGCTCCACGAACGGGGCGAAAAAGAAGACCGCCCGTGTGCGGGTCACCACCATCGAACGAAGCGGCACGGCTATCGGACGCGCTGCCTCGCTGGTCAATACGATCAGCCAAGCCATTCGCAAAGTGGCGTTGCCATGCCCGACCATCGAAGGCGCATCCTATGTGCAAGCGAAGGACGTGGACCACGTGCAACGCATCTTCGACGACGGTCTCGCCAAGCTGGCGGAGATCCGCCGCGAGATCTGCGCGGAGTGGCCCGCGCTGGTCAGCGAAGCACGCACCTCGTTGGGTGCGCTGGCTTACGAAATCGAGTGGCCGACTGGCTCCGACTTCGCCAGCCGCTTCGATATCACGCTCACTTGGATGGGGCAACCCGCCGCGATCACGGGCACGATATTGGAAGGCGTAAGCAATGAAGTAGCGGCACGCGTCCGCGCCTCATCGGAAGCCAGCGTGAAGGCCGCGCTGCTTGAAGCGCACGGCTCGCCCATCCGCGACCTGCTCACGGAACTGATCGGCACGGCGTCTGTCACCGGAACCATCGATCAACTCTCGACGGGCAAGCGCATCCGCCGTGAGCGGTTCGACAACATCCGCGAGCACGCCGCCCGCATCAAGTCGCTCAACTGGCTGGAACTGCCGGAACTCGACACGCTGGTCACCGCGCTGGAAGCGTCGGTCGATGGCATCGATGGCGACTCTGAGCTGTCGAAGGGCACGCTCGATGCGGCGGTCGGCAAGATCAAAGCTGCCCGCGCTGTGGCGGAGAACACGCTCGCCGCTCTGGGCATCTGATGCCCGCACCGCCGGAGGCTTAGTGCATCTGCACTAAGCCTCCGGCCTACCTTTCGAATAAGAGAAAAGAATTTGACAAGCTCTCACATAGCCCGCATCCTGAATCCCGAACCCTGAATCCTGAAACATGAACGCCTCCATCACTCCCAACATCAACGGCTCCGCCGTCCTTGATCAAGCCATGCGGCGCGTCCGCGATCACTGGCCGCTCGCCTACTCCAAGCTCCTCGCCATGCGCTGGAGCGAGACCAGCGGCACGGCTTACGGCTGCACCGACGGTCGCCAGCTCAAGCTCAACCCATTGGGGCTGGCTCGCCTCAACCGCACGTCCGATCCCGTCGGGCTGACTGCCTTCCTGCTGGTGCATGAGGCACTGCACGCGCTGCTCTCACACGGCGAACGCCTCAGCCGCCTGCAGGATCACAACACCGCCAACATCGCCGCCGACTACGTGATCAACGCCATGATCAAACGCCGCAACAGCGAGATTCTCGCCAAGTCGGGCATCATCCCGTTCCCGTTCATCGAAGGCATCCTCTTCGATGAAGCTATCAGCAAAGACTTCAATGCGGAGGAACTCTATCAGCGTCTGCTTAAGCCGCAGCCGCAGCCGCAGCCGCAACCGCAACCCGATGAGTCGGGCGACGACGGCGAAGCTGGCGACGACGGCGAAGTGGGCGACGACGGCGAAGCTGGCAACGAAGCGGGCGACGAAGCGGGCGACGAAGCTGGCGATGAGTCGGGCGATGGTCAGCCATCCGATGAGTCGGGCAACGGCGATGCCGATGCTGGCAATGACAGCGGCGAAGGCGAAGCTGGCGGCGGCGAAGCTGGCGGCGGCAAAGCTGGCGGCGGCAACGCTAACGGAAGCGAACGCCAAACGGACAAGGAAATCTTGGGCGACAAGTGGGTGGGCACGGGCGCGGTCGATACGGCCAAGCCTGAGCTGGCTGGCGATGAGACGGCGGAACAAGTGGCCGACGAGATCGAAGCGTCGAACGAGTCCATCCTGATCGGTGACCAGATCGACAAGCGTGCTGGCATGAGCGGCGCGGGCGGCTCCCGCCAGATTCAACAGCAGCGGGCACGCACTGGCGGGCTGGACTGGGCTGACGTTCTACGCCAGTGGCTGACAGCACGGTGCGCTGGCGGATGGGACAAGCCATTCAACGCGCCGATCTACACCTGCACCGGAACCGTCGCCGCTGGTCGCCAGAAGAAGGCACTGCCTGAGATCGTCGTCGTCGTCGACACGTCATGCTCCGTGCCTGACTCGCTGCTGGCGGAGATGCTCGCGCAACTCCAGCACTGCTTGGATACGCTCCGGCCTGAAGCCATCCATCTTGTCTCTTGCGACGCCCGCATCCGTGAGACGCATGAGCTGCGCGAAGGCGACTTCGTCCCGAACAAGCTGATCGGTGGGGGCGGCACGCTCTTCTGCCCAGCCTTCGACTGGATGAAGGAGAACGTCCCGAATGCGGAGGGCATGATCTACCTGACCGATGGAGAAGCGTGGGACATGGGCAGCGTGGAGGAGCCGCCATGCCCGATGCTCTGGCTCGACTACGGCACGCGTGGCGCGTCTGCCTATCCTTTCGGTGAAGTGGTTTCGTTCACTCACCGCTGATATAAACCAACGGGGGGAGCGCATCCGATCACGCTCGCAAACTGAAACAACAACCAACTGGATATGAAATACAAACTGACAGGCGAATCGAAAGAGATCGACGGCGTGACACTTTACAGAATCGAAGCCCTTAGGGCCTTTGGAAATGTGAGCGTCGGACATATAGGCGGATGGGTAGAATCGGAAGCTAACCTGTCGCATGACGGCAATGCTTGGGTCTACGACGATGCTCAGGTCTACGGCGATGCTAAGGTCTACGGCGATGCTAAGGTCTACGGCGATGCTAAGGTCTACGGCAATGCTTGGGTCTACGACGATGCTCAGGTCTACGGCGATGCTAAGGTCTACGGCGATGCTCGGGCCTACGACAATGCTAAGGTCTACGACAATGCTTGGGTCTACGGCAATGCTTGGGTCTACGGCAATGCTAAGGTCTACGGCGATGCTTGGGTCTACGGCGAGATAGACTCACTTCAGTGAGACCGAACCAAAAAGTCAAGACGGTCTTGACTTTCCCCGATGCGTAGCTTTCCGCTGAGATGGAGCACCAACACTAAACAAAACAGAACATCATGAAATACAAACTGACAGACGAATCGAAAGTGATTAACGGCGTGACGCTTTACAGAATCGAGTCCCTAACGGCCTTTGGAAATGTGAGCGTCGGAGATATAGGCGGATGGGTAGAATCGGAAGCTAACCTATCGCATGACGGCAATGCTTGGGTCTACGACGATGCTCAGGTCTACGGCGATGCTAAGGTCTACGGCGATGCTCGGGCCTACGACAATGCTAAGGTCTACGGCAATGCTAAGGTCTACGGCAATGCTTGGGTCTCCGGCAATGCTAAGGTCTACGGCAATGCTAAGGTCTATGGCAATGCTTGGGTCTGCGACAATGCTAAGGTCTACGGCAATGCTTGGGTCTGCGACAATGCTAAGGCCTACGACAATGCTTGGATATACGGAGATGCTCAGGTCTACGGCGATGCTGATGTCTTCGGAAATGCTGTGGTCTCCGGCAATGCTCTGGCCTACGGCAATGCTCGGGTCTACGACAATGCTTGGGTCTCCGACAATGCTAAGGCCTACGACAATGCTTGGATATACGGAGATGCTCAGGTCTACGGCAATGCTCTGGCCTACGACAATGCTCAGATCTACGGCAGTGCTCGGATCTCCGGCAGTGCTGAAGTCTCCGGCAATGCTAAGGTCAATGCTGTGGTCTGCGGCAATGCTGCCTGAGCCCGAGCCGCTGCCGGAATCTGCCGAAACCCCAACACAAAACCAAACTGAAACCAAAACAAAATGCATACTGATACCATTACCATTGGACGCAATGTCCATCTCACCATCGCAATCATGCGGGCTGTGGCCGCACGACAAGCCGCAGCCGAAGCGAAGATGCAACGGAAGAATCGAATCATCCGTGCAATCAAGCGCACGCTGTTCCTGATCCCTGCAACCTCAATCCGATTCCGGTTCAAGCCATGATCAACAAACGAATCCAAGCACGTGCCGCCAAGCGGGAGGCCGACGCCGCCGAAAGACACCAGCGTCTCGTCGCTAGTGCGGCTGTCACTAAGCTGCATGAGTGGGCCACGCTGCGGCAAGTCAACGAATGGTGTGCCGCTGTGCGTAACCAGATGGGGCTGGGACCGATGGATGAGATGCCAATGCCGAAGCTGCTCGCTGACATGAGAGCGAGCCGACACGTCACCATCGATATCGGAAAGCTCGACCAGCCAGCACGCGCTCGACTGTTCGCCGCGATCACGTCCATCTTGACTAAGTAAACAAAATGGAAAACAATCCAAGAGACATCATCGCCGGAGCAATCCTGCAAGCGATCTGCTTGATAATCGTAGGGGGCGCGGCTCTCATACTGCTCATATCCCACTTGTAAATTGATTGATAAATGAAACACGTAACACAAAAACTAATCGAAGTCGGCGGGCATCCCGTTGACGTGAAGGCACGGATCGAAAAGCACGGATGGGTGGTCATCACCTTCACTCCTGCATTCTCAATCCGCTCATCGAAACTGCATCTTCCTTTTGCGCGGGACGCATTCATCAACTCCATCATCTGCGGGCTGTTGGATAATGAATCGCCCGACTACGAGAAGAAGTTCGGTGAGGCATACGCTGAATTGAATGCGACCCTTGAGCTTGTCACCGGAAACTTCAATGCTGAGGAACCCTGATTCCGGTAACCTGATCCTTGAAACAATAGCCCGCCGTGCAGGAGTCACGGCGGGCGTTCTTTTCGAGTCGCGTAACAAAGAGATAGCAGCATGGCGGAAGATCGCCATCTACCTGCTCCGTAAATCAGGACGCACGATGGCGGAAGTCGCAGCCATCGCATCACGCGATGCCTCAACGATCAGTCGTTTGATATCGGAGATCAACGAAGTGAAGAGAAGGAAGTGGTTCCAAGACTTATCTGATTCAATAGAAGAAGAATTGGATAAGCGGTCGATCTGCATTCGGGCCAATGAATTCTGCCAGCGCATACCGATGGAGGTATACGCTCAAGCATTTGCGTCGGCGGACGATTAAGGTTCGATCATTATGTAGCGGCTGTACTTCTTCAACTCGTCGTCGGCGATCAACAGTCGGTCCATCCCCTGTTCGTTCGTAGGATCAGCGAGCCTACTTTGGAAGTCAGGCGAAAGCACGGGCCGATCCATTAGCTTGTTGAACAACAAGCGGGATCGGTCTTTGCCGTAGCCCATGTTCTTGCTCGTCATAATGCTGTAGATGTCTTGTGGCTTTAGGCCCAAGCCTTCATAGCCGCGCATCTTGCGGTAGATGTCTTCGTTCATCGCGGCTTTGTCATAGACTTCAGACTTGATGATGTCGCGGACCGCAGCCTCATCGATTGGTTTCTTGCTGAACAGCACGTTCTTCCGTTCGTTGATGCGGTTGTAGACATCACGTGTCTCCGACAGATAGCGGCGGAGTTGCTTGTCCAGTTCGATATCATGTCGCTTAACAGGATAGAATTCCTGCATCAGGATTCCTGCTGGCGAATTGTCAAAATCTGTGTAGTCAGATCCGACAGCCTGATAAGCTTTGATGATGCGGTTCGCTGCGCTTGGCATATACGCTTGGCGGAACACGTGAGACATCGACTTGAGAACAACCGCTCCTGCTGAATCGATCTTCGGCTCATAGATCGGCTTGTCCGTGGACGGGTCACGGTTATCGCGCAGCGATTGGATCGCGGACGAGAAGATCTGATCGTCGAGATACTGATCAAAGATCGCTGTCTCGACAAACTTAGCCGCCGCCTTTGCCGGATCTCCGCGAAGGAGATGCTCCATTGAACGCATCGTCGGATCTGATACCAACGAATACGGATTGAGGAACGTGAAGTCCCACGATTGCAGCTGGCCGTTATCATCGCGGCGATAGAAGAACGTGTGGTTCCTTAAGTAAGATGGAAGCGAAGCGCGTAGTGCCTCATCCTCATCGTCTCCGATGCCGACCAATGCGCGGATCACGGCAGGCACAACCATCGAAACGCCGCCGATCACGAAGGTCATGCCTGCGAAACGCTTCTGTCCGCGTGCCGCGATCACGCTGTTGCCGCTCTTCATCTCGTCGAACGCGAGCTTGTAAGTATTGAGAACGATGCGCGGAACTTCCGCTTTGAATCGGAGGAACGGCGAGAACAGTAGGCCGATGCCAGACTTCGTGATCTCTTTGACGATTGGCGGTGCTTGGCTCGCCGACTGCGCCGTCATCAGGACTTTCCGCGCAGCTTCACGCTTCAGATCATAGTCGCTCATCGTCGCGAACTTACCGCCGCCCGCACCTCTCGCGCTGTTAAGCACTTTGAGTTCGTTCTCATAGTAGGCGATCTTGTAGAAGGCATCAGCGGCAGACGCTAGCTGCTGTGCCTTATCCGTCATCCATGTGAGTGGCTTCGTTCCCGCGTGCCCGATCTTGATCAGCTTGTCCAGCTGGCTTTCAATAGACTGGATCGTGGTAGTCCCGCGCAGGAGATCCGCCATAACAGTGGATTGGGTTTCATTTCCAATGACGCCCAACGATATGAGTTCGGTGCGATATGCTTCGATTCGATTCGGGTCAGTGAGCGAAGACCAGATCTCGTTGCGAGCGGACTCAGCCATCGATCCGATATTGAAGAATCCCTGAGAAGGACCGAAGAACGCCATGTTGCTGACGACGTTGCGGATGTAGAATCCAACTGATCCTAACGTCTTCGCAGCCATCGCTCCGCCTGTAAGCTTCGCAAACAGATTGGTTGTCTTTGCGACTAAGTCCTGAGCCGTGTCCATGTTCTGCTTACGCGCTTCAGAGGAGAACACTTTGTTCAGACCATCGACCAGTTCCGGTGGTCCGAAGAGATCGCCCAACGGATCGTAGGCTGATGCTTCTTTGTTCGACCGGATCATGCCGTAGTTCTTATAGGTATCGTAGTCGGACACCATCTTGTCATCCAACTCTTTTCGGGTCAGCAACCATCCGCCTTCAACACCGATGGTCTTAACGTGTTGGAGGAAGGATTGATTAGCCGCCATCGACGAGACCGTTACGAACGAGCGAAGCAGGTTATCGGCTCCAGATTCGGGACCATACTCTCCCAAGATGTTGCGGAGTTCTACCGGAATATCTTTCTTCTGCTTAATGTTCTTCTGGAGGATGCGGAACGATTCCGACATCGTTGATCCCGCTGAACCGGAGAGACCCTTCTTCTCGTATTGCGAGATGAATTCCTCTAGCGCGTTCTCCGCAACAGACCGTCCGTTACTGGCTTTGTTTGCAAGATCGATACGGGCATTGTTCTCCGCGTCGGATTGGGTCTCGCCCGCAGCCATACGCCGTGCCGTCTCATGCTCCATGAACTGGTTCTCAAAGAACGTCATCGCCGCCTGACGCTGCGGCTCATATGATGGATCGCTCCGAACAATGTCAGCGAAGCCAACTTCGTGGAACATCTTATACGAGCGGGTTAAGTAGATGCCAAGTTGCGAATCGAATGTGGCTTGAAGCTCAGGCTTGAATCCATACAGAGAAGTAACGCGTTTAGATACTTCGTCGGTAAGCGTTCTGAGTTGAACAATGTGGCGTGCAAGTTCGGGTGATTTGTTCGCGAGATTTTCGAGCGCGGTATCCCGCAATGAGCGGATGGCGTCGGCTTGTGCCGTGCGTTCCACATCAATCGATTGCATTTTGGCATCGAGAGCAGTCCGGCGGGCCGCTGTCTTCTGCTTTGCGTTGAGCGTGTCATCGATGCTGATCGTCTCAAGTGCTGCCTGATACGTGTCTTCGATCTGATCGACGACATCCTGATTCAGGACCGTGCCGTGTGTAGATCCAATCGCTGCCGCGATGTCATCGAGCGGAGCATTCTCAAGCGAACCGAAGTCTTTCTTGATGATGCTGTCGAGCTTCGTCTTGTAGTTCTGAACGAGACTCGTCGCCGCGCTTTTGAAGAAGTCGCGGTGGTTCTTCAGAGTAGTAATGCGCGGATCGAGTTCTCCTTTGAACAAGCGATCAAGCACGTTCTTTGGCGAGCGATACGTTCCGACTTCAAGCATCGGCATCTCCAATGCCTGCAAGAAGTTGCTGAAGTCCATCTTGTCCGCGTCGAAGCGAGCGGGCAACTGCGAGACATCGCCGAAGGATGTTTGCAGGATGCTGTTACTCTTCTGGTTGAATCGTTGCGATAGAGGAATCACGTTTCCATTCTCATCGCGGGTAATCGGATCTGCGGATTTAACTTTATTTGGGTCAAATATGGCAAAGCTAGTTATGTTTCCATCTCCTCTTTCACTTTCGTAGTAACCATCAAAACCAAGTTGTCGAATTAGATCTTGGGCACTACTATTTTCAAAAACGTCATAGTCAGCGGCTTGCAGTTCTGCGTCATCGATATACATCAATTTACGCAACGCAGACCTGTGATCTTGCACTCGCGGGTCGAAGAGATTGTTACTGCCAAACACTCCCAAAATAATAGGTTCAGTTGATTCTGAATCCAACTGATCACCCTCTCGATCAACAATATGCCTAACATTTTTGGCTTGAGCTTCAGCAAAATCTTTTGCCATTTCTGGGCGAAGAGCAACATGCATTGCTACACCTCTATGTCCTCGGGGAATCGTGAATTTATATGCTGTTCCATGCCACCCTTTTATGGTGTACCCCGCAGCCTTCGCCGCTGCATCCACCATCTGCTGCATCTTTGCAGTGTCGCCAGCATCAACGGCTTTCAGATACTCAGCGTCTGACTGACGTGAGACATCGCCGAAGGATGTTTGCAGTGTGCCTGCATTAGGCATGGATTGCTTGTTGGATGCTGGAGGTATAGACTTAACGGCTGCCTGCTGCGCCGCCATTGCCTCATCATAGGTGGCATAAAGCGGAACTTGGTCGCGAATTGCATCGTAGCCTTCTGTCCCGATCTCTGGAAGACCTGACTTGCCAGTTGGGTCTTTGACCATTAGCACGACGTCTGGCTTGCCTGCTAGATCATAAGGCCAATTTGGAGGTGCGTAGTCTGAGTTAAATGCAATCCTCGCGACTGGGCGGAATCCAATTTTGGAATACAGGTTTGGAAGGAACCCGTTGACGTCATACGCATCCAGCGTTGTTGCGTAATTTGCCGCTTCTTTAAGAATTGGTAGTATCTTCTCCTTGCTCGATGGGTGCTTGAACACGCTGACAAGGTCACCATACGAAGTCACTGCAACTCCAGTCAAGTCATCGGGGGCGAGGAAGAGTCTGGTTCCGCTGTCGTTGTAGAAGGAGGCATCTTTGACCTCAACTGCTGCACCCATTGGGTGGTCGGATGCAGTTCTTCCAATTCCTTCAAGAAATTTTCGTCCGACATCAGGCTCATTCCTGATGCTGCGTTCATAAACGCTTGTTGCGGTGTTTTCTTTTTCGTTTCCATTTGGTAATGTTTTGAAATTTGTTTCTAGCGTGTCGCCGAAGGACGTTCCTACAGAGACATTAGTTTGTCCAGCAGCTGTTCCAACTGCGCGTCCGTCATCCCCTCCGCTATTTCGTGCGGCTCTATCGGTTCGGATGGACTCTGCGATTGAGAGAGCGTCGTCTCCGAGCCCTCGTTGTTTTGCGATGGTGATGAATTCTTCGTCATAGGATGATTTGAGGTTACTCTCTGGCTTGCCCGTAAGCAGTGCCCAGAGATCTTTTTCGGGATACCAAAGGATAGCTTGGATGTCCGCATTGGTTGTAGTGTAGCCTAGAGCTTTCAGTTGTAAACGACTATTGTTCACGATCTCTGTGATCACGCGTCGGTCTTGATCAGATGGTGCATCGATGGGGTTGAGCTTCGATTTGATAACGTTCGCTGCATTGGCCCACGCTGGCTTGATTGCAGAGACTTCTTTGTTGGTGAGGACGATATCCCTGCCTGCTTTGGCGAACTTCAAGAGTCTCCAATCAGCAATCGGAATTTGTGGGAGCTTGTTGCTCTCAGCTAGCTTATCAAATTTGATTGGCAACTCGTTAAGTCGGGCATTGCGCTCCGCTTCTGAGAGTTTGTTTTTCCTAGCGTCTGCGTTGATGCTCTTCGTTTTGTTGCCAATCCATACTTCCCTGCTGATGGAAGGGAGTGACTTGCTGGTTGAGAGAATCTTATAGTCGGCGTTGATTTTCTCGATGAACGCGTCCGTCGATGCAATATACTTACCGATGGACAGTTCACCGGACAGCATGGCGTCATACAACTTTTTGTTCAGCGGTAAGCTCAACAACTTGAATTGACGTTGCCATTCGGCATCGAGTTTAGTTGCCGTCTCATTGCATAGCTCTCTAAACTTGAAATCATTTTCGAGTTTAGCGGCGGCAGTGTGATGCACTGTCATTTTAACCACGCCATCCTTTTCGATTAGCTTGCCTTTAGAGTTTAGCGCAGGTACGAACCTAATCTTTTTAAGTTCGTCTGGCAGGGCTACCTTTGCGGCCTTTGCCCCGAGAATAAGATTGGTGAGTCTTTCTTCGGTGACTCCATCTCCCACTACGTCGCCAGTCCAGCGACCCCATGTGCGGCGCATCCATAGATCGACAGTGACAGGAGTGAAGTTTGACATCAGGTTCTGCAAAAAGCCCTGTCCGATCTTTGGTCCGAAGATTGCGGCTCCGTTCACTTTGTCTTTTTTCGCTCCGGTGACAGATACTTTCTTGCCACGGATATCGCTCGCGATTGTCGATAGATCTTTAATGGTAAATTCTTTCTTAACAAAATCTTCCGATTTGGCGTAGCCATATTTTGCAACTAGCAAGTTTGCCAGATTGAGGTTGCTCTTAATGGCGTCCGCTTTTGATCCGTAGCTTCTCGTATTGTCGAACTTACCGTTAAGCTTTAACAATGTGAACTGTTCTTCAGCGTATCTAGTATTCTGTTCTACGTTGATATTCTGCGACGTGATCGCCAACGCCATTCGCATTGCAAATCTTGCAGCTTGAACAGGATCTTCCGAAGCTGCAAAGGCAGGAACTGCTCTTGCCGCATCGACATTGGATAGCTCAGGGTGGAGGACGGAAGCGACACCCATCGCAACTTCGATGGCAGTGGAATACCAATCAGCTGCGTTCTTTCCGCTGGCATTCAATGCGGCGATGACTTCTTCGGTGCAGTTCTGAGTCAGGATTGCCTTTTGTTCTGGCGTAATGTTCTTGCTGGTAACAAGACCACCCCAATACTCTGCTGCCATCTCCGCCAGTTGATTAGCTACGACTTTGTTGGTAGCCTTTGTCGGGGACATCGCGGCTCCGTGTAGAAGATTGAGAGCCGACATCGGGAACGAAGAGCGGGTAAGCTCTGCTTCGACATCGCCGAACGATGTTCCTAACTGATTTTCAAACATTCCAACTACGTCGGACGGATTCTCTGGATTGAAACGCATCGCGTTCGGAGCCAGTCGATAGCCTGCTTGGAGCGCACGCATCTCTGTGACGATACGGGCGACGGCCACACGTTCGTCGGTAGACATTGCAAGAAATGTTTTTCCACGAACGAACGATGCAACATTGTTATTGATGTTGGTAGTGCCGCCGAACATGGAGTTGATCATGTTCTTGAAGTAGCGTCCAAGAATCTTTAACGTGCTTGGGTTGGTTCTCCAGAAGGCATAGTCCTCTTCGGTCGTAGTTCCGCGAGTCACTTTCTGTGAGAGCATCCGCAACCGTTCTTCGGTAAGACGGAGTTTCTCTGCTCCAGAAACATTAGGATCTTCACTACGAAGTCTTTCGAGAGCAGCCGCACGGTTAGCTTCGTTGCCGTAGTATGCGTTGGCAATCTCTTCAAAGTCCGAATCCTTTTTGGAATCCACGATGGTAGCAACCTCAGATTCCGTAAGCGAGTTGAACGATGCGACGTGGCGCATTTCTTCGTCAATCATCGTTTTGATGGCAAGACTCGCTTGCGACGGAGTCTTACCGTTGATAAGTGCGGCGATGCTCTGCGGGTTGACAAACAGCTCTCCCGTCTGGAGATCGACTTCCGCCATCGGGACAGTGCTATCCCATTGGAGTTTAATTTCTTTAGGGACCAGCTTGCGGATGAGCAACATCGAACGCTTCATCGAAGCGACCATCGAGCGGTTCGTGTCGGTCGTTGGATCGAAGGGGAGAGTTTTAGGATCTGCTTGATCCATCAAGTCAGAGACTTCCGCTTCGTCAGCGGCTTTCACTGCGGCTGCTTTGGCTTCAGCGGCGGCAGATTCTTCATCGACAGATATTGTCCCATCGCCCGCAACCGATCCGAACGAACTGCCGACCCGCTTCGCGATGCCGAGTATCTCGCTCGACTTCACAGCGAGCTTGTTGATCAGACTGCGGGAAGTAAGCGGAGCGGAGTGGATAGCCGAACGTGTGAGATCGACCACATCCGTGAACGCTTGTTGGTAAACGGACTGAGTCGATTTGCCCAACCCGAACACATCGAGAAGTGCATCGATAACGCGAGCAAAGAACCCACGTTGTTTAGCTGGAGGCGAGAGCGTCTTAACCAGATTCTGGAAGTCGGTTGACGTAAAGAAGTGAGTAACAAATTCGTTAAGATCAACCAGACCATCCGTCAGCATCGGTGAGTCGATACCGTTTGAGGCAGCGGAATCACGAACCAGATTCAGGATTCCGTTCAGGCGTTGAATGGCGGCACGTTGATCTTCCGTTTGGAGTTCGACCGGAGCCGATATGACTTTGTTCACGAACGCGTGCAGGTATTCATGCAGCAGTGCATCAGATAACCCTCTGCCGTTGTAGCCATCCAAGTTCAACGATACCGCTGAAGTGCCATCTGCCATCAGCGTATACTGACCAGCGTATGGCAAGCTGACTTCGTCGATTGAGAACGTGACTTGCCGGATGAACGATTGGTTCTCAAGCAGGAGTCTAGCCAGAAGTTTCTTGTTCGGGTCAGCTTCAGTTGAAGCGATGATCCTAAGCGCGTTGATGACCGACTGCGGGTCTCCGTTCTTAAGACCCAAGCGTGCGACATCAGCTTCGTTAAGATTGCGTGCGAATTCAATCTGTTCTCCGCGCACGTAAGAGCGCGACCACAGACGTGTAGCGACATTGCCGATTGACTTGGCAAATTCTTTTGCTTGCCGTTCGGTAACCTTTACCCCACTGCCAGACGAAAGGTTTCTGGCGAGTTCTTTGATATACTCAGGATCTTGGTCGATGCTGCCTGTGACCGATTTAGATGCGATATGCATCAGCTTCAACGCATCACGAAGAGCCATGCCGTTCTCGTAGTCACCGTTCTCTAAGCCTCTTTGGAATCCGATAGCTTCAGGATTGGTAGCGTAATTTCCGGCAGACATCCACTGAGCCAGTTGGCTGAATGCGTCTTGGGCGGTCAAGCCGCTGACATCAAACGCGCTGTTGCCTTTATACAAAGTGCTACGCAACAGTTTATTCAATGCTGTCCTCAGTTCAGGATCGCTATCGATTGAATCAACAGCATCAGCCGCAGTCCGCTCCATCAATCCTTTGGTAAGTTGCGACGTCGGGCTGAAAAGATCTTTGTCTGGAGCGATGTGGTCATCAGATACTTCCGACATCGGATCGTATGCTTCATCAGCTTGGAGCTTTGCCACATCTTCCGGTGACGTAGTCTGGAATATAGCTCTGCGTGCGAATAAGTTTCTGCTCCGTTGTTGTTCGGCATACATGTTTCCAACTTTTGCTCCGACAGAACGAAACGTCGGAGCGACTTCTGGAGCAGTGAGGATATGATCTTCGATGAAGTTGGCGATAACGAGATCAGGATTAGACTCAGGATTGATGTCGCTTCCATAGGTTTGCTGAAGCCTTTTCGCTACGGAAACTTTTTGGTTAGCTCCTTCTGGTCTGGTGAGTCCAACGAATTGATCGATTGCCGCGTTAACTTTATCTGGCTTAAGCGATGGGAATGCTTCTCCAGAAACACGTTCGGAGAATTTATCGAACGACAGACGCATGGAATGAAGCCGCAGCGCACGGCGATATGCTAGATCGAAGGCTATAGATGCGGTCTCTGCGAAATCATCAGTAAGGTTTCCGACTTTCGGTTTGATAGCATTGTCGATGATCGCTTTGGCTGCTGGCTGGCTAAGTTTACCAGCAGATCCTATCCCAACCGATTTGTTTCGGATGTTAGTAACTCTGGTAAATACTTCATTGAGGGTTACTTTGACATTCGCATTCTCAGGATCGGGGATTACTTGCTCGCCCGCTATTTTGTTGTTGAACAAGTTTTCGAAGTCACTGACTTTCTGAATGAAATCATAGTTTGGCTCTTCGCTCAACACGGTATCCTGACGCGTCAGCGCAGACACGAATCCCGATCCGGTTTCGGGATTGACTTTAACGATGTCCGTAAGAGTATGTTCATTTCCGAGTTTACTGTAGCGGAACGAAGGATTGATGGTGCTGAGATCGAAGTCTTCTGGAATGATGACTGGATGATTATTCTCCAGCAGTGCCTTCATCGTGAGCGGATTGTTATCGAACACGCCGACTCCATTCTCGTTGATGTAACCTTTAGGCTGAGCGCGACTTACTGTATTTGATTTTGGATTGAATACGGTTGTCTTACTTCCAGATACGGGAGTCCAGTTTTTCTGGACACTCAACTCAATCGGCTTGTAGATCTGAGCGATCTTCTTGTTGATCAGATCCGACTTGCCGCTCAGATATCCCTTATCGTAACTAGCACGCTTCGGATAGCCGTACAGTTCCTTTGCTTGGAGGCGAACGGGAAAGCCGAATCCGATCAGGCGTTGGAGCGTGGAGATCTCTTGTCCAGTAAGTTCATCATCCACGAATGTCTCTTCGTCGAATGTCTCTGGAACTTCAACACCAACAGGAGCGGCTGGCTTCTTAGCTTTAGTTGGCTTCTTAGCTACAACTTCTTTCGGATTTTTGCCAGCGACGATTGCTTGAGCAGCAGCGGCTACGGGAATCGGAATGGACGTAACAACGGCCTCAGCATCTGCTTCGGCGGCATCTTCAAACTTGTCTGAGGAACCAGCGTGATTGCTTTGCTCTTCGATATCGGCTTCTGGGGGGAAGAGATCAAGCTGTTCGGCAAGCGAAGTCTTAGTCTGTTGTTTAACACTACGCCTAACACGCGGGACTTTCACTGGTGGCGCACCGCCGACCGATAGCTGAAGTTCAAGCTGCCCCATTGGAGCTTCGCTTGCTTGTTTGAGAGCAGCATTTTTTGCTTCGATTTGTTGGACGACCGGACTAGCTCCTCCTTTGGCCGCTGTCTTGCGCTTCTTTTTCGCCGCCGGATTTGGAATGGAGTCGATATCCATTCCGATTTCAGGAGCTTTATTGGGGTCAGTGGCGATGGCGGCAGCGACAGATTCTTGCGACGTATTGGCGTGCAGTGCGGCAGAGATCTTCTCCACAGCTGCAATCGTCTGAGGCATCTTCGGCCTTTGCTTTGCAATCGCTTCTTGGTTGTTGGTCAGGTCGAGTTGTTCGATGGCAGTTTCATATTCGATGCCTTCATCATCGACATAGCTGATCATTCTGTTTTCAGGATCGTATCCAGTTACTTTAAGCTTGTCGCCAAATCGGTCCATAAGTTCTCCGGCAGACGTGATGTCCTTCGTGAGAAGTTCATGCATCACATCGAAATCGTTGGGAGCCTTATACTCCGGTTCGGTTTCAACGGATGCGGGAGCAGGGGTTGGGGTTGCGGCAGGCGCAGCAGGCGCAGCCACAGTTGCAGGCGCAGCAGGCGCAGCAGGCGCAGCCACAGTTGCAGGCGCAGCAGGCGCAGCAGGCGCAGGCTGTGTGGCTCGCGATGCCTGCAGCACGGCTTCAGCTGCCTTTGCGCGGGTGCGGCGCGGGGCTGACAGGATTCCGTACACGGTTTCAGCAGTCAGCGGGCTACCGCTCGCTTCTAGCGAAGAGCTGACTTTCTTGGCGAAGTCAAGCTCGATTGCCGCTTGACGTTGACGCGCACTTTGTTTGAACAACGGAGCAGCTGCTGCCCGAATGGCCGGAACGCCAGAACCCATTACACCTCCGAGAATTGCCGCACGACCCGCTTGCTCTAACCGTTGGAGGAACGGAGTGTCTTGATCCGTAGCCGCGTCTGTGATGAACCCGTTGACAAACTCATCGGTGAATTCTTCCGCGCCTTCATCGATGAATCCTTTGCCTGCATCTTTTGCTAGCGTGCTTCCGTAGTTTTTAAGGATGCCCGATACTTCTTTGGCGACAACTTTGTTAAATACGTCGTCACTGATATCGCTGACATTCGCGATACGGGCCATAACAGATTTAAGTTCACTTCTGGTAGCTCCACTTAGGAGAGCGTCCTCAAGACCGCCGTGACCGAACGCTGCGAATCCAGCGGTAAGTGCCGCAGTGACAGCACCAGCCGCGAAACCAGCTCCCAACGCACGGTCATGCCGTTCTTCTGGCGTGATGTCCTTATTGTTTTCGAGCTGAGAATAGACGTTCGCATAAGTAGCTCCGGCGGAACGGTTGAATGCTGGGATCGCCGACGCCACTGTGGTTCCGAGTGTCTTGGCTAGCCGTCCACTATAGCCGTTGATCACAGCCATTGCGCCGCTCTTGCCTGCTTCGCCCACCGACTCTTTAACCAGTCCGCTTACGATTAGACGCTCTGCCGCTTGTTCTACGCTCTCCGTAGCCAACTTGCGGAATGCTCCGCTTGCCATCCCTTTCACCAACCCTTTAACAGTAATGCGTGCGCCGCTTTTTGCTGCGGCGTATGCAACACCACCAGCTCCTGCAGCGGGAGCCGTGCCTATTGCCAGCAACGTAGTTGCCGCCATGTCGATCAGCATAGGAGCGATTGTCTCAGCTAGATCTTGGCCCATGCCGTATTCTTTACCGAATAGGCGAGCTACTTCGCGGCGGTTTTGCTTCTCTTTGATATTGCCGATCATGTAGTTCCGCGCCCAATCCGCGCCCATCATTGCTGGAACGGCGGCGACAAGCTCGCCGAAGCCATCGAGAATGGATTCCTTGATGCCTCCCGCACGGCTCGAAAGCTCGCTAAAGTTGGAGGGGGTTGAGACAAACTGCTCAAGCGTGTCCGTATCTTTTTGTCCGTTGGCGCGTCCTTTTTGCAGTGCGTTCAGCCAATCGCTAGAGATAGTAGAATCGGTTAGCAACTTGTTGTATCCCTCAAAGGAATTGGCAACCGCGATTTCACGCTGCGCCTTAAGTGTTGTCCGTTGATCCTCCGATAGTTCAGGATGCTCAGCCAATGCTTGTTCGAACAACGGCTTATTTGTCATCAACGCAGGATGAACAATAGGCGTAGCGTAACCAACATTGCGAATGTTGCGCCCAATCTCTTTGGGATCATCGTAGAATTTGAATTTATTTTGGTCGTTCGCGGACATGTAGGCAAGTTGAGTAATTGCTTTGTCAACTTCATCGTCGGTGAACGTATGTCCCGCTGTAAGGTTCTCATTCAAAGTGCGGCGCACCGCAGCGATATCAGGTTTCTGGCCTTCTAATACTTCTCTGTTATCAGCGTCCGCCTTCGAAAGAGTCGTGCCGTAAGAGTCGAGGATCTGGGCTGTCTTTTCATCGTTCTTCGCCAGTTCCGAAATCATGCCCGCAGCTTCGTTGTAGCGGGATGTTTTGTAGAGCGGGGTCTTATATCCAACGGGAGTGCTTACCAACGCCTGAACATTGAGAGAGTCCGAGAAGTTAACGCCGCCCGTTTTGCTGGAGCGGATAGCTTCAGGGAGATTCATCGAGTCCATCATCGGTCCAGCAATGATCTCCTGCTTTCCTTCATCATCCATCACTTTGGCGAGCGGCATTTCTCCGTTACGCACTTTGATGCGTTTCGCGGTATCGAAACCTTTCTCCACCGCTTGTTCCGCTTCTTGCTTATATTGATCGCGGGATGCGACAAGATCGGGAGCGAGCGCGTCGGGATCGGGATGGATCGATTGGAACGTCAGATAACGATTGACTGCCTTCCATGCGGGATCTTCCGAATCCAGAGTGGATCTGATCATCGCATACTTAGTCTCAGTAGATGGCTCCTTTGCCGTGAATAGTGCCTCTACATCTTCTTGCTTAGTTGGATCAATCAAGCCAGCTTCGGCTGCTTGGTCCCGCGTGGCATTGCGGATCTCTCGCTCGATAGAGCTGTTATAAGATCCAGCTTTTAGGTATTCTCCACGAACATAATCCGCGTAGGACTTTCTGTTCTCGATTGAATCTCCTGCGTCATTCTGTGGTTCCCAATCTTTGAAGGATGAAAAGTCGGGCGATTGTAGTAGTTTTTCAAGCTCTGACATAGCAGAAACAGTTTAGTGGTTGGATAGTATTATTTGAACTTAGACGAGAATTCAGAAGAGGTAACAGTTGGGATACCAAGCATGCCCGTTATTTGCCCGCTGACCGACCGGAAAGCATTTCGATAAAGATCTTCATCGGAGAACTGAGACAAGTCCTTACTGGTGATGCTTGGATACATCGAGCGCAGGATCTCTTCTAGTTGTGCTTTGTCTTCTGGTTGGAACTTGAAAGGTTGCGCTTGCGGAACATTGTGCTTCGTCACTGGTCCGGTTGCCGAAGCGTCTTTAAGCGACCCGACATCATAACCTTCTTCCTCCTTCTTGGTTCCCATCTTATTCAGATCGGTCAGATAGTTTTTGAAGTAGTCAAGCTGCGCTCCATACTGACTCATTTTAAGTTTGTCTTGCGCTTCTTGTGCGTTGATGGCGGCTTTACTTTGCGCTGCGGCTTTGCCTTCCTCAGTTCTCTGCTGATTGATCGCCGTCGCCACTCCGTAATACTGTGCGCCTGCGCCTTCTGTGACTTGGCCGCCGAACACGTTCTTGACCGCATCGGGAAGTCCTTGGGTCGCGAGAGCGTATCCCAACGCTGACTTTTGCTTTTCGGTTTCGTCTTTGGCTTTGAGCGTATCTTCGGCAGCTGAGACGAGATTGATCAGACTCTTGTTGCGAGCGAATCGGCCTGCGTTGTCCATCTTATACTGACCAACGGCGGTAAGCTTCTCGAAATTATTCTTATTCGGATCGTTAACGATTCCTGTAAGATTCTGAAGATCGGTCGGCAGAGTCTCCAGAGCTTCACGCTGCGCCTTTGCTTCGTCGGCGGCAGCCATCAAGTCGAGCTGTTGACGCTTGAAAGCGATTTGTTGATACTGCGACTTGAGCAGATCATCCTGAGTCTTGATTTGGGATTCAAGATACGGGCTTACTTCCGCAGTGTATTTGCTTGTGAGGTATCGTGCAGCGTCGGCATTCAGGCTTCGGGATGCGGCTACATCAGAAAAAAAATTGCCCTTCATCGGGGCGATAGCGGAGTCGTAAGAGAATTCACCCATCTGGATTAAGCGGAAGGTGCGTATTTGCGGTAGTCGAATTGACCGGATTCAAGATCCTTATTCTGTTGTTGAAGCAATTTGTTTTGGAATTGGAACTGCCTGCGTTTCAGGTCTTCGTTGGCCGCTGCTTCCCCCGCTGCGGCCCGTTTGGATTTTTCTTCGAAGCCTCTGTATTCTTGGCTTTTGATGTTCGGTTCGTCTATGTTCTGCGCTACGCCAGCGAGAGCCACTTGCTCCGCCGCTTTGTCGAAGCCCAAACGCTTCAATCTGCGGGCCGCACGCAGCGACTTGCCCTCTGCGGACTCAAGACTACGGGTTTGGTGCAGCGTGTTGGCGGAACCAAACGGAGCATTCTGCATCGCGGCGAGACGATCCAGTCCCGGCGTAACGGGTCCGCTATCCAAGCGGGGGGTAGCGGGTCCGCTATTAGAACTTGGAGCAGCAGGACCGCTATCGGGGGTAGCGGGTTTCCTATCTAAGTTTGAAAAGAACGATTTCGCAGAACTTAAATCTGGCGTCCCCAAACCGCTCGCATCGGAAGGAGTGGCTAACGGAGGCAAAGGAGAGAACGTATTCCGAGTCCGCGCAGCGGCTTCATCAGTGAGCTTCTTCGCCATCTCGTTCACTTTTTTACGTTTTTCGTCGGTGATCTCGCCAGCCATCTGGAAAAAATACCGCAACCCGCTTACTTTGTCAATACATTCTGCAGATCAAATACGATGTATTTACATTGTAAGTGGATGCCCCCTTAAAATTCCTAGTATAAAAACTTTATTATTAGTTGGAGTTACATTGGTTTCCGAAAACCAATGTAACTCCATTCATTATAAGAGTTTTTAGTGGGGGGTCTGGAAAGGCCCATCCGCTTACAATGTAAATACATTGCCACTACGATCACTCGAAAAGCGTGGATTCATCGTTCGAAAGCGCATTCCGAAGCGAAGAGATCGTCGGTCGCTGCATCCGGTATCCTGAATCCTTTTTCTCGAAAGGTTCTACGGCGACCATGCCGTGACGCTGTCGCGCCAAGTCCAAGCAGAGGAACGCGGCATCGGCCAAGTCGGGAGATCTCCCGAATCGGGATTTGAATTCAGGCTTCGATTCGATCTTCACGCGAAGCGACGTGCCTTTGACCAGCTCGTAGTTTCTGGCACAGATCTCTTTGGCGAGATCGCTGTTGATTCCAAACAACTGTTTGGTTCGGATGAGTTCCTTCCCCACGAACCAGAGTTCGGATACACGGTTCATGTAGAGTTCTTCGCCAGTCAGGCTACTGTTCGCGCTGACGCGCCTGTCGGACGCCTTGCCGCCGAAGCTGACTCTTAGGAAGGCCGATGACCACTCGCCCGCCAGAACGTCGCAGAAGGGTGCTCCCGCGCCCGTGCTGTCCACCGCAATGTTTTCCGGCGCGATGCCGCGCTTGATACAGTGCGTCTTGATTTGCTGGACGATCTGGTAGGTTCGCGGGATCGCTTTGTTCGTCGCGTCATCGTTCAAGTGGATAGCTTCCCCCAATTCCGTGACAAAGTGCCCATCCGTGTTGTAACCCACTAGCCCAGTGTAGAGGATCGTTCGGTCGCCACCGTTCGTGAACGCCGGATCGAGTCCTGCAATCGGAGTCGGTTTGCCCTGCCACTCGACTTTACGGAACGACTCGCTACGCGAGAGTTCGGCTTCCGAGTAAATCCCTTCCGTCTCTTCCGAATCGAAGAAGACGGCGCGGACCATTCGCATGTATCCACGTGAGGTCTCGCCCAACAGAGCCTTGTCTTCCGCCAGCTTGCTTGCCGTCGGGAGCCACGGGTAGATGTTCTCGCCAGCTAGAATGTTGGGCGATCGTTCGCCATCGAGCCGGATGTATTTGCCGCCCCATCGCGTATCCCATTCGTCATCCACTTGCGTATCGATGGTATCCCAGCCCTTCTTCGGCTCAGACCACACGCCAAACGCATCGAAGCGACTGTTCGGGTTGCTCATTCCGATCATCTGAAACTCTGGGTTCTTCGATAAGTTGGAGAGACCCGCATTCAGAATGGCTTCGCTCAGTTCGGAAAGCTCGTCACCGATCAGGATCACGCGCTTCTGCTTGATACCGATGAACTTACCAACGGCTTCGCGAGTCTTGCTCCGCTCCGCCGCGATCAGCGAAAGACCCGCCCGCTCGATCAAATCGCCGTTCTCGTTGATGTAGGCGACGTTTCCGATTGAATCCCGAATCTTGATTGGTGCGTCTTCGATCACCGTCAGCAAGCTGATGACGGAACCCCAGATCCGTTTACGGGCCTCACGCAGCGTTGTAGAGGTCAGGAGAACCAGAGTGTCACGCGGCTGCGCTAAGAAGTTTACGATGCCCCACGCGGCCATTGTGTGCGATTTACCGCTGGATGCCGACCCGCCTATCGCAAGATATTTGTTGCGGATCGCCGCTTTGATCATCCGGTCGGCCCACGGATGGCGGACCATCAGCTGCTCCGCCATGTCGGGACCGTTCCAAAGCTCGTCGCAGATTCGCCAGAAATAATACTCCTTGGCGATAGGCTTTGTGTGATGGGCGAACCCGTAGAGTAAGGCCGTGATGAGGCTGGTGGGGCGGATCTCCAATCCTCCGACATCCATTTTCTTGGTTGTCGGATCGATACGCGGCTCCAGAACACTCTTCGTCTGAGTCAAATTATTTTGCATTATTTGTTTTTTTTGTTGCAAGTGATTACAATGTGTTCAAATCTGAATCCATCTTGAGCAGCAACCCTAAAGAAAACAAGCCGAAAAGGTCGAACGTCCCGAAGTCTACGGAGCTGAAAGAGCGTGCGTTGCAGATGTTCCGCGATAACTACAAGCAGACGATCATCTCCCGCGATCTTGGAGTCCATATCAATACCGTTCACAAATGGATCAAACAAGCGGGTTTGAACGCCATCCCGATTACAGCGATGATTCCGAAGGATGCTGAAGGGATGGAGTTCATCGATCCGTTGGCTAACCTATTGAACGAGAACCTTTCGGAGCGAACGGATGAAGCCGTAAAGCTCGCCAAGCATAACGCCGCTTTGCTGGAGGAAAAAGAAATCCTCGATCTCGCCGAAGCGCAGTCCACGCCAGCCGACAAGTATCAGCACTACATCGCCGCCGCGAGTATCAAGCTACTACGCGATTCGATGAAGCATCTAAGAGGCCCGCGCAGCGTTCGCGAACTCTCCGAACTCGACCAGTTGATCCGACGCAATTTGGGTTTAAACTCTAAAAGTGCGGGCGGAACCAGTAAGATGCACATCGACATCTCCATTCTCAACAACTCCGCTGCCGACAGAGGCAACGGTGCGGTTAAGCAAAAGACAACAATAATCGATATCGAACCTGAATCAGAAGAATGATCACCACATACAAACAACGCCTACAGTTTCCCGCAAAAATCGCGATCAGCGACCCGCAAGTAATCTTTAAGGAGAAGTATGAAAATTCAGATGAGTATTCCTACTACAGCGAAATGGTTGCCGGAGACTTCTACCGCGTGATTCCAACGTCACCACGTGAGATCAGCTTCTTTGCGAGCCTTAAGAAATACGTTGAGGTCTTTGCTCCAGCGAAAGGCAACGGGCTTATTGTCCGCGCTGACGTCATCGACGCCTTTGATCCACCGCCAAAGAATCTGAAGTGATCATAGGAATCGATAACGGTCTTGATGGTGGACTCTGTGCGATCTCCGAGCACAGCGGATCGATTATCGACAAGTTGGCGATGCCTACGTTCCAGCGTGCCGGAAAGCGTGAAGTCGACACAAAGACGATTCTGAACTGGATACGCGACCTGAACACTGAACCGTTGATCGCGATTGAGGAACCGCTAAAACACGCGAAGTCTTCTCAAGCGATGCGTTCAATGGGCATTTCGTTCGGGAAAATTTTGGGCATGTGCGAGTCACATGAACTCAAAGTCAAGCCAATCCAAGTGCTGGATTGGCAGAAGAAGATGTTGGGCAAAGTGCCTAAGTCCCAAACGAAAGTCTTCGCTTTGAGAAAAGCGAACGAACTTGCGCCCGACGAAGACTGGCGAAAGAATGGACGATGCACTGTTCCGCACGACGGAATCGTCGATGCTTTTTTGATTGCTTTTTACACTGCAAAACTATGAACAAGATTGACATGATGATGGACGATATGTTCGACGATGGAGAAATAATTCTCACAGCTGATGGCTTTGACGATGCCTTTGTAGGAATCGGGATACAGTTTAATAGGCCCATCGCCGTATACGATTATGCTAAATGCATCAGCATTCTCGCGAAAGAAATGGACTATGAAGACGCTGTTGAGTTCTTTGAGTTCAACGTGATTGGCGCATGGGTTGGGGAACAAACTCCGATCTTTTTACGCTACCCTGAAAATTCTTGAATTTTTTTCTTGTCAGTTCAGGTCGGATGTCCTAAGAGCTTCTTCCGAATGAAAATACTATTCCCGAAGCAGAAAGAAGCCAAAGAATTTTTCCAAGAGCGCATCCGCTGTGGCGGCAATACGCTCGATAGCTCAAGCGTCGGAACAGGCAAGACGGTAGTCGCCATCCATCTGGTGAAGGATCTGGATCGCCCGTTTGCCGTCATCTGCCCGAAGGCCGTTGTTCCGGCATGGGAGCGCGAATGCGAAGCGCACGGCATCACTCCGCTGTTCGTCACGAACTACGAAAAGCTTCGCGGTGGCAGGACGAAGTGGCTCGCCAAAGCGGGCAAGAAGATCATGCGTTGGTCCCTGCCACAAGACACCGTCATTCTTGTGGACGAAATCCACAAAGCCAAAGGCCCGTATACACAGAACGCCCAGCTCGTCGTATCGCTCGTCCAGCAGGGCTACGCGGTGCATGGGATGTCAGCCACTGCGGCGGAAGACCCCACAGAGATGCGCCCGTTGGGCTACGCTCTTTCGCTGCACTCGCTCAACAAGCCGGAGAACGGCCTGAAGAGTTGGTTCTCATGGATGATGACGAACGGATGTTATCAAGATTCATGGGGCAGTTGGAAGTTCAGCAATAAGCAAAAGCTTATCGATCTGAATAAGCAGATCTACGGAGTCAGCGGGCACAAGCTCACACCGAAAGACTTTCCTGATTCCTTCCGTGAGAACCGTGTGTTCGTCGAGCCAACGCAGTTTTCAGACTGGAAGAAGATCGACAAAGCCTACACCGATTTGGGCATCACTCCAGCAATCATCGAAGAGTTTATTGAATTTGGAAGCGTAGCGAATAGCGAGCATGTTCTCGTCAACATTCTCAAAGCCCGCCAACTTGCCGAATCCTTCAAAGCTCCTGATCTGGCAGAGATCGCCCAAGACTACATCAACGGCGGGAACAGCGTTGTGATCTTCGTGAACTTCACTGATACCGTGGACGCGCTCTGCTCTTCGCTTAGTTGCCGAAAGATCGACGGTCGCCAAACGGCAATAGAACGTCAGCTCGCCATCGACCGCTTCCAAGTTGACTATGACCACTGTCTCGTCGTCAACATCGCTGCGGGCGGCACTGGACTATCGCTGCACGACACCATTGGAAACCGTCCGCGCATCTCACTGATCTCACCTACGTTTAACGCGAAGGACTACTTGCAAGTATTGGGTAGGATACACCGCAACGGAGCAAAGACAGACGCACTACAAAAAGTGCTTGTCGCCGCTGGCTCCATCGAAGAAACTGTAATGAAAGCGATCAACGCGAAAACGGCCAATATGCAAGCCTTACACGGAGCATGAAAATTAAATTGAAAATCCTGAAATTTTTTCTTGCTCTGGTCCTCCTGCGCTATAATCTGCGGGAAGTCTTCACACAGCAGCTTTATGGAAAAGAAAACCAAATCGACAGTGAACGCTTCTGGTAATTACACTAAACAACAATGAGAATTACAATCGAACCAACACATCAGGGATTGGGTGGTAAACACCCGAATCCGAAAGCGATCATTGAAATCCCATATGACGACTACACCATTGATGATGCTTTGGAGAATCTAATCATTCCCGCTTTGAGGGCATTCGGGTATATGATTGAGGATGGTCAAATCTATTTTGACAACAATCGCAAAGATCAATCGGCGGTAGAAGTCGAGTTTCTCCGTGAGGGATATGACAAGTTGGCTAAAGAAGCTGAGGCTCTCCGTGAGGAATGCGACCAATGGGCCGAAGAAGTCGAGGCTCTCCGTGAGGAACGCGACATGTATCGGTGGCGGTGGCTGACGGGTATGGCGATTGGAACCTCCTACACTGATTAAACATATGACTCAATACGAAATTTGCACACTGTCCCTGATCGTCAAAGAAAAAGGCAAACCGATTTACGACCAACAAGCCACCGTCATTGAAATGACTGATGAAGCGGCTGGACCATTTATCAGGTTGAAGCAGTGCAACGACGACTCTAAAATCGGAGAAGTCCAATTTGATCCGGCTGAATGGACCACAATTAAACAAGCCGTCGAGACGATGATCAGGATTTGCAACGATGAACAACAAAATAGCTACGATGAGCGTGCAATTTAAGACGCCAGTAATTGAGCGACATATTGCTCAAACTATCCAATCGATGACGAAATTGTGCAGATTATCGCTCAACCGACGACTATGAACCTAAACGACAGGAATCCGAATGACCCCAAAGGCATGAACACTTGCGAGAAATGTAAGCATTGGGCCGAAGCAAAAGTGGATGACAACCAGATACCTCTTGTGGGTGAGCGGTTTGGCGTCTGCGGCATGGGTGTCGGCGGTGTCTCCCATTACCCAGACCTTGATGGGTGTATCGGAGACGGTCGCCCCGAGGACGGTACTGGGAAAGGACGAACGGGGCCAGATTTTGGGTGCGTTCACTGGACTATGAACCTAAAAGACGAAACCACTGAAGCGCGAAATTCTTCAAGCGAACACAAAATGCACACCCATACAACCATGAATCCGAATGACCTGTTCGCTGATTTAATTGAATGAATCAAGCGCAGACAACGGCGGGAGTTGCGCCCCGCCACGCGACAGACGGCATCCCGCCGTTGTCTGCCGCGCTTTGTTATCCCTTGGCGGAATCTACACAAAACACACTACCATGAGCGACCTATACTGGAAACAGAACTACAACACCAAACTGAACGACGAAAACGAAGCTCGGTTCAAGAACTGGACTGCCGCGCAATCAAAGGCCCGAGGCCGCGATATGTCAAACGACGACATCGACTATGACCTTCGCGGCTACTGGCTGAATGGAGGCTACAAGTCCGAAGCGGCTGGGCACATGCCCGACACCTACAAGAAGCCAAATCATCCGACGTTCAGCAACGAGTCTATCTATCACGGACAGCCTGACCCGTGGGGAGGGAAGTTCGATGGCGGGGTATGGGCGGGAGATGACAAGACGGGATACACCTTCGCGCCGACTCACCACATGCTATCATCAACGCACAATCTGGAGGATATGAAACGCTACATGGCCGAGCGCGAGAAGGGCGTGAAGCTGGTGCTGCCCATCCCGTATCGCCCGCTATGAATTGGGATACAACCATGAATCCGAATGACCCCAAAGGCGCAGCGGGCGCACTCAAGACACCGTTGAGCTTAATCCCGCCGTTTGCAATGGAGCAAACCGCATGGGTGCATAAGTTTGGCGCAGAGCGTTATGGCGCGTTTAACTGGCGCGAAACCGGAGTTTGCGCCACTACCTACGTCAACGCCATTATGCGTCACCTCAACGCATGGCGGGACGGCGAAACCCTTGACCCTGAATCCGGTATCAGTCATCTGGCACACGTTGCCTGTAGCTGTAACATCCTTCTGGACGCAGATCACTGTGGCACGTTGCAGGATGATCGTAATGTTACGCCTAACAATGAGCTTACTAAAATTACGGAAGACTTGATAAAGAAATGGAATAAAAAACCCGAACCTGAATCCTGCAACTGTGGCCGGATCAAAGTCAACCATTACGCGATGGGTTTAATCTGTGAGGACTGCGAACTTAAATGGCAAGACCCATATTGAATTATGAACGAACAAGAACAAAGAATCGCCATTGCAGAAGCGTGTGGCATCGTATCCAAAAACCAGTGGGGTAGTTTATATAAAACACGTAAAGGTGTAAGCATAGAATGTCCAGACTATTGCAACGACCTCAACGAGATGCACGAAGCGGAGTCATTTATTATGGATGATGATCCTCACGCTTACGGATGTTACGCGTGTAACCTTTACGAAGAATATGGAAACACTGTGCATTTGACCGCAGCCCAACGCGCAGAGGCATTTCTCCGCACGGTTGGAAAATGGACAACCAGCCCGAACGAATGAACACTGACACACCACAAACAGCCGCGTGGTCGGCAAGTAAAGCCGAAGAAATCATCGCCGTGGCGTGGCTCGTAGCGGGACTGAACGCATGGAGCGCGGGAATACGCTGGCTCGCATGGGTGCTGTTCGCGAAGTCCGCGCTCGATACTGCATGCACACTCCTCATGGCAATAGCCGAGAAAAACGCCGAATCACGATTTGCACGCCAGCTTGAGTGCGAACTCGCTTCCGCTCAAGCCGAGAAAGAAAAATGGGAGCAAATAGCTTGTGACAAGCTAATCGAGGTTTGCATGCAAATTGAAGAAAAAAAAATAGTCACCGAGCAGCGGGACAGGCTGGCGGAGGCGTTGGACAAAGTCGTCGACGCTTGGGATCACGCTGAATGGCTAGATGAAAACGATTTTGAATCATTCAGGGCAGCACTCCAATCCCTAACCAACCAGAACGAACTATGACTGATACACCAGAAACAAACGCTGCCGAATTCCCGTGCATGAGATGGCTGTCGAGAGATGACCCAATGGGTGTGCGATCCTCTCTTGCCAAGAGGCTAGAACGCGAGCGGGACGAGGCGAGGGAAAAAATAGAATTCTCCCGCGAATGGTCAGCAGCAATCGCGGATATTGCTGATGATTTACGATCCGAACTCGCCGCCGTCACCGAGCAGCGGGACAGGCTGGCGGAGGCTTTGCGGAAAGCTATATCATGGGGTGATTCAGCATCACATCATATTCTTTACAGAGAGGATATCAACTGGACATACTTGGACGAAGCTAAAGAAGCACTCCAATCCCTAACCACAAACGAACTATGAACAAAACACCTAGAACAAATGAATGGGAGACTTACTGCGACGAATGCTATTATCACATGTGGAGGGTCCGCCGCAAAAACGAGCGAGGATTTGATGATGGATTCCACCTCCAAAACGGAAACGGGGCGAATCAATTAGTTGAGCTACTAAATAAGCAAGATGACGAACTAACCACCGTTACCGAACAGCGGGACAGGCTGGCTGAGGAGGTCGGACAACTCAAATCACGACTCACACAAACGATGGGGGCGGTCACAATCAGCCGCAATGGTTATGTTCAAGAGCTAGAACAGCAACGGGACAGGCTGGCGGAGTCGTTGCGGAACATTATGGGTTATCGAAAAGGTGAAAAACCTTATGACTATTATGGATTACCGTTTGAAGAACGAGAAAACGCAGCTTTTGACGGATGGATGCAAATTGAAAATAATATAAATCAAACCCTCCAATCCCTGACCCCCAAACGAACTATGAACACACCGACACCTAAATCCGATAAAGCAAAGATTGCTTTTACCTCGCTGTTTGCAAATGATGATGCCTACTGGATACCATACGTAGTTGGCGTAAAACTTGAAACCGAATTAACCGCCGTCACCGAGCAGCGGGACAGGCTGGCTGTAGTCGTGCAGGGAATACGATCTGGCTTCGGTGGTCAAATCCCCGATCCCGCTTGCGATTGCGGAGACTGCGCGTTTCTCATTACAATTGATAACGCTCTGCAATACCTAACTAAACCAAACTAATGATAATCAACAACGCCATCGCGGAAGCGTGCCCCGAAGACATTGTAATCACAATCCTTAAAAAAAGTTATTTCAAACGGTTAAAACTTTCGTCAAAATCGTTTGACGCGCAGCTCGAAAACGAATTGAATCTCATCGAAGACGCAATACGCGAACGGCAACGGCGACTCTCAGAAAACAAAGCAACACAGAATAATGACACAGACACCTGACCATTCATCTCGCGGACACGCGGAATTCTCACCCTCCTCCTTGAAATACGTGGCTGGCTGCGCTGGCTACCACGGCAAAGAGGGATCATCATCCGCAGCCGAAATGGGGACTCGTATCCACGAAGCCCTTGAAATCTTCGACCCGTCTGCGCTCCACAACGAAGAGGAACTCCGCATCTACGAGCAGATCGTCGCAATGGAGCAGGAATTCCTAGCCAACTTCCCCGTTGGCGGAGTAGAGCATAACGAGATTCAAGTCACCGTAGACTTGAACGGCACGCAGACTTGGGGCACTTGTGACCGCCTTATTCTTTTCGGAGACAAAGCAGTTATGGCTGACTATAAGACGGGCATCAGCATCATCGACCCGCCAGAAAAAAACTGGCAGGCTAAGGCTTACACCATTGGTGCATTCCAGATGTTCCCGCAGCTTGAGGAAATCACGTTCGTATTCTATGTGCCACAGCACTACGCTTCGCTGCACTACACGTTCAACCGCAAGACTGACCTTCAGCCGATGATCGACGAACTGAGCGACATCATCAAGAAGGGTGAAGAAGTCCGCCCTAAATGGAATAATGGAACGCCAGCTCTGGTCGACTGCACTCCGACGGTAAACTGCCGTTTCTGCCGCCATGAAGATCGCTGTCCAGCTTTGGGGGGTCTGGTCATCGAAGTCGCGAAGAAGCTTAATCCGCAACTGCCCGATGTGGATCTCGAAAGCACGGAAGATCCAGCAGTGATCGAAGAGCTTTGGAATATCGCTAAGATTGTCAGCAACTGGTCGGATCGCTTGAAGGAGCGGGCGATGATTCTGGCGAAGTCAGGTGCGACATTTCCGACGCTCCAGCTACGTTCGATGGGCGCACCGAAAAAGGTTGTTGACAACGATGGTTTGGTCGCTATTGCCCTCTCGCACGGGCTTGATACCGCTGAAGTCCTATCTCTCGCATCAATCCCATTGGGAAAAATCACTCAAGCTGTTGCAGACAAACACGAAAAAAGCGACCGCAAAAAGATTTCAGAAAATTTTGTTGACGCCTGCGTAAAAGAAGGCATCGTCGAAACCTCTGAGGAACGATTCACACTGAGGTGAATCGGGAATCAAAACCAGAAACCAAAACTAGAAGCTAGAAACCATGCCAAAAGCAGAAATTGCATTGCAAGAGAACCAGAGCCTGTCAGCCACCAGCACAGACAGGCTTCAGTTTGACCAAAGTGATATTGATATTCCCCGTATCAATGTCGTCCAGAAAACATCCGACATCGAAGCTTCTACAGGAAGTCTCGTTTTGGATAAACGCCACGTCCTTCTGAAAGCAGAAGAGATCGGTGAAGTAGTAGTGGTCTCCGCTACTAAAGCGTGGAAAGAAGACATCCCCTTCGACGAAGGAACGATGCCCCGTATTGCTGCAACTCCTGAGGCAGCAACACAGCTCGCTCTTGAATCGAGTTATCCAGTATTGGAGTTCGCTGATATCATCCTGCTTTTCCGCCAGCCGGAAAATTCCACCGATGATTCAGCTTATCCGTATCCTATTGGAGATGCAAACTACGCGCTTGGAAAATTGTATGTCGCTAAGGATGCTTATCGCCAAACGTATAAGCGTTTGGTTACCTTCGCGGCCTTCAATAAGTCAATCCAACTCCGCAGCCGACTCTGGAACTTCCAGACTCAAATGATGGAGAAGGGTAAATATAGCTGGTATGTTCCATCGTTGGCGATCAGCCAATCGGAAACGCCAGCAGAAGTGTTGGAATTCATCGAAATCTTCAACGGGTAATAATATGAACGAAAGAGAAGTCCTTAAGAAAGAACTCGAAAGCATCGCCGCAATGTGCTCTGAAATCGAGGGTAACATCGATATCCTTCGGGCACAGCAACAACGTATCTGCATTGTTGCAGAAGCGATTGCGAAATCGCTTGAAGCGACTCCCGAACAACTTGAGTTCGAACTGGTAGTCGACTGAAATAACAAACCCTGCACGATAAACTTACTGAGTTTATCGTGCGGGGTATATTTATGCCCAAACACAAAAATGAATACCTTTGCTTTAGACTTTGAGTCTTACTACGACAAATCTTGCTCGATCAAGACACTCGGCCCGCGTGGCTACTTTTCTCATCCCGACTTCGACGCCTATCTCATGTCCATTGTTGGCGATGAGGGCACTCGATTCTGCGGGCATCCGTCAGAGTTTGATTGGAATCTTCTGAAAGATCAGCGCATTCTATCCCACAATGCTTCCTTCGACCAGCATCTCTACATCTTCGGTTGTCTGAAAGGCTGGTTTCCTTCGGTAGAAGTTGCCGAATGGCATTGCACTGCCGACATGGTCGTATATCTCGGACTCGCCAGAAGCTTAAAAGACTCTTCCGCTGCGGCATTAGGTCACAAAGTGGATAAATCAACCCGCGATAATATGAGTGGGAAGAAGTGGTCGGCGATGCCGGAAGACTTCCAGAAAGAAGTCATCGAGTATGCGATCAAAGACTCTGAACTCTGCCTTGAACTTTGGCAGAAGCTTTCCGATAAATGGCCCGAACGCGAACGTGTCATCAGCAGCGTAAACCGCAAAGTTGGTTTTCGCGGAATCCCGATTGATTCCGCTTACCTAAAGGAGAGTATCGAAAAGACAAACGTAAACCTTTTCAATATCGAAGAATCGATTCCGTGGTCTGGAGAACGATCCATCCTTTCCCGTATCGCCTTCAACGATGCATGCCGCAAAGAAGGTTTGGAACCGCCAGCGAGTCTCGCGCTCGACGACGAAGAAGCGAACGAGTTCCTCGACACCAACAGCCATCTTCCGTGGGTCAATGGAGTTCGCAACTTCCGCCGCATCAACGGGCTGAAGCGCAAGCTTGAATCGTTCGACTCAGCGACGATGGGCGACGGTCGCTTCTACGGCAATCTTATGTATTTCGGAGGACACACTGGACGCTTCAGCGGAAGTGGCGGAAATCTAAACCTACAAAATCTTCCGCGAGAAGAGATGTTCGGCGTGTATCTCCGCAATCTGATCGCTCCAAAGGAAGGCAGAGTCCTGATCGCAGTCGACTTGTCGCAGATCGAAGTCCGCACATTGTGCTGGCTTTCGAAGGATACCGACACGATGGCAGAGATCGCAGCTTCGGACGATATCTACGAAGCCTTCGCCATCCGCTTCGGCTTGTGGGAGAAATCCAAAGGCAGCATGAAGGCGAATGATTCTTCCCTTCGCGGTAAAGTGAAGGCAATGGTTTTGGGCTGCGGCTACGGCTGCGGTCCAGATAAGTTCGCCAAAGTCTCGGGCATGGAGCTTCGGGATGCGACGAAGGCTGTCGCTCTTTACAGAGAGAAGATGCGAAAGGTAACGGCTCTCTGGAAGCGGCTTAATGAGGACATTCAACTTTCGATTAACGCACAGGAGGAATTTACCATTGACCTGCCGTCCAACCGCTCGTTACGCTACGGCCATATTCGAACAGCGATGCAGAAGGGTAAGAGGCAGTTCGTTGCAATGATGAACAAATACAGCAAAAAAACTCCTGTCAAAATTTACGGCGGGCTGCTTTCTGAAAACGCCTCACAAGCTCTAGCCCGTGACATCTTCTGCGACATGCTTTGCAAGATCGACGCCAACGGGCATGAGATCATCTTCCACGTTCACGACGAAGTTGTGGTCGAGTGCGATGCAGACAAAGCCGAAGAAAGTTTGCGAGATATTGTCTCGCTAATGTCCTCACCGCCTGATTGGATTCCCGATATCCCACTTTCCGCCGAAGGAAAAATTCTCACCAAATACGAAAAATGACATACCGATACCTGAAAAATCTGCGGACATTGACCGCCATTAAGTGCCAAGACGTCAGCAAAATCAAAAGGACAAAGCCCGTCCACAAGAACAAAGCGGAATACAGAGAGTGGTGTTCCGAAGGCAATACAGATCACGTCTTCTACAGCGCGTCTGAAGGAGACGCACCAGCGAAGCGGATCTCCAACGACAACCCGCCAGCTGCCATCTACGGAGTCGTTGCCGATTACGATGCGCCAGTCGATTGGGACACTGTCGACGATATGATCGCGCTCAAGTGTAAGGACAATCCGCCGACGTGGCGGAGCAGGACACATTCTGGCTACATCCGTCTGGTGTGGGAGTTCGAAGATCGGCTCCCGATTACGATGGACATGTATGAAGTGTTTATGAAGCACCTTAACAGCATCCTTCGGATCGATAGGGTGTTTGCGGGATTCGACAACACTTCACTTAAGCCCAATCAATACTTCGAATTGGGTGAGGATTGGACGAAAGTCGGCGTGCCCATCCCATCATCTGTCTACCATACGGCACTGATGAAGGCGGCTAAAGAACGCCCACCACAGTCTGACGAGACATTGATCCCAATCGAAACGGTTGCAGCCGAAGTCCAGAAACAGTTCGCCAACCGATGGGTCGGCAACTTCGAAATCGGCTCACGCGGTCCTTTGTTTTGGATCGATGATGGTGTTGATCGGGAAGGATGTCAGATTGTCGAAGACGGTGTTCTTTGCTTCAGCGACCGTGCGGGCAAAGGATTCCTTACATGGCGCGAAGTCTTAGGCCCGAAGTTCGTTCAGGCTTTCGAGCAGAAGAAGATGGGGAATCTGCTGGACCAATACTGGTTCAATGGGAAAAGCTTCTTCAAGCTACTGCACAACGCAGCTGTTGCGATCCAGCGCGACCAGTTGATCTTGGAGCTTCGGCAATCGGGATTCAATCCGAAAACGAAGAAGGGCCAGCCGCTGTCAGAAGTCGAAAGCGCGATTCTGGTCATCAGCAACCAGAACCGAATCGATGAGATTGCTCCTGTTGTATTCTCGAAAGATCGAATCGTGACGTATAATAGCCACCGCATCCTGAACAACGCGAATATCCATCCGGTGGAACCAGCGGATAACGGAGATCCAGCAAACTGGCCGTTCATCCATACGTGGATCAATCAGCTGTTCGTCAACACGGCAAGCAGGCCGACCGTCGAGTATCTTTTCTCATGGCTCAAGCGATTCTACTCAGCCGTGCTTTACAAAGAATTCATGCAGGGCCAAGCAATGCTGCTTGTCGGCCCAACCAATAAGGGAAAATCTCTACTTTCGAATAGGGTTATTTCTTCACTGGTTGGCGGGTATGCCGATGCTTCGGACTACCTCAGCGGCCAGACGAAGTTCAACAAGGATCTGGCACGCGTAGCTGCGTGGGTGATCGACGACACAACGTCAGCTGCATCCTTTCAGGACCAGCGCAAAGCGACCGAACTCATCAAGCGTGCCGTAGCCAACCCGCGTGTCGAGTATCACGCGAAATACGTAGACGCTATTTCGGTTCCGTGGACAGGACGTGTGATCTTCTCGCTCAACATGGACGCGAACAGTCTCTCCGTCATCCCTTCGCTGGACAGCTCCAATCGGGATAAGCTCATGGCATTGCGGATCAGCGATTCAGCGTCGAGCAAGTTCCCAGCCAACGGATCGCTTGAGACTACCATCAAGAACGAGCTTCCCTACTTTGCGAAGTTCTTGCTGGACTGGCAAATCCCGAAAGACATCGAAGGCATGGGTCGCTTCGGAGTTAAGAGCTACATCGATGAGTCCATCGCGTCGGCGGCGTATGACAACTCAAGCCGTTCGTCTGTGGCGGAACTCGTTGAGTTCTTCGTCAAGCGTCTCCGTGAATACAATAGCACAACGGATCGCTGGGCGGGGACGCTAACAGAGTTTCAAGTGTCTCTGCACGACTTGAACAACGGACGCCCCGTCGGCATGTCGGGCAATCTTGAATTCGTCCGCCGTGGAATGGGGACGATGGAGGAGGCTTGCAACAACAACCCCAACGTCAGACCGATTCGTTCTTACGGACAGGGAGGCGGGAAGATCTGGGAGATCAGTTTGGACAAGAAATTCGACATCAGTCGTGGCTCGTCAGATATTCTTCTAGAAGATCCATCTTCTTCAGTTTGTTGATCGGGATGTGGTAGCCATCAACGCGGTAGGTGAATCCGGTTCCATCCGATCCACCTGCCGCAATGTAATTTGATCTCCGCTTAAAGGAATCAGTTTTTATCCATCCGACAAGCCATAGACGAGTCATAGTCTCATGTGCGCGAACGAACACAAAAATGTCGTTCTCAAACATATGAGACTTCTTTTTTTCTACCGATGCGATGTAGTCTCCTTTCGGGATGCTGTTTGATCGCTTCGTCTTTACTTCGATCTTGATCCCGTTATCCGTTTCGAAATCGTAGCCGAATTTAGTATCTCCGCAATGTTTCACTAATCCATTGAGATACGCTCCTACAGCGACCTCTCCCAACATGCCGTGCATCCTGCCAGCTCCTTTGGTGTAAGAATTGTGTAAGATGCCCATCCTGTCGGACCGCTCCGCAGCTAGTCGGAAGTCTTCGCCCGATGGTCTGAACTCAATAAATTGATCGTTGAATACGGATCTAAATTGAGAGGGAGCATCAGGCATTGTCTTTGGAGATTCTTTTTACGAAGGCATCCCATGCAGGAAAGAAGATTTCTTCCATGCAGCGGACAATAGGCTCCTGTTCATAGCGTTCTGAGAAACCAATTCCTGAAAGAAGTAACGATGCCTCCATCAATTCGTGACGGATCGTAAGTAACTTTTCTGGATCGGAAATGCTTTTATTGATTTCGATAATTTTAAGGTCGTGTTTGTATTGACCAAACGTGTCATCGAGATCGACAAAATCAAGCTTAACCCTACGGCCAGCGACAAGAATAGTTTTCGGCCATTTGGTTTTCATGGATTTAGAGACTATTTTTTCGTCTTCTCGACTTTGACTTTACCTTCGTGCAGCTCGCCTTTGAGTTTATTCTGTTGTTTTTTCGACAGCGGGCTGACTTTCGAGAGCAGATATCCGACTTGCTTTTGCGACTTCGTAATAGTTTTCATAGATCAATTCGTTTGTGCTGCAACCCATTTCAGGATTCCTTCAGTGTATGCTTTGGCGAGTTCTTCTTTTCTATTGGAGAAATAAAGGTTCTCAGTGGGATTGCTTCCGAAAAATGGCTCGCAGATAACTGCTGGGCAGTGGGTCTTGCGGAGGAATAATCCACCACGGTCTTCGGCATTGATCGATTTGAGTCCTCTATCCTTCTGGTTTGGAAAGAATTTAACCAGACTTTCTGAGAGGTTAGCGGCCAAGGATGCACCTTTAGGGCTAGAGAACCAGTGCAGAAATTCGTGCCCATTAGCGTAAGGGCCAGCGGAATTGAAATGCAGCTCTACGGCCACGTCCGCTTTGAGTTCTTTGATATGCTTAGTGAGCCACATCATTGCCGGAGCGTAGCCCGATCCTTCATACTTATCGATCAGGACAGAATCGTGACCCGCTTCGTGTAGAAGTTCACAAACGCGTTTGGCGATTGGCTGGTTGAAATTCCACTCCGAAATACCTTCGACATTCACGGCTCCGTCATCGCCGGAACGACTGTGTCCGACACAAATTGCTATAAGTTTCTTAGTCATTTATTGTAATTCTTGTTACCGATAATTATGGCGCGTTCGTAACTGTATTGGCTATGAAACGTCTGGCCTCTGCCCTCTAGCTGGCCCTCAACAAAGTAGTATTTGACAGAAGGTTTCAGCGTAATGTGGTCAGGGTCGAGAAGTGCGCTTTCGTTGGAGGCGTTGCGAGAGCCGCTCGATACGCAGCTTACTAGCCCCATCACCAACAGCAGCGAGACGATCCAGTTCATCTTCGATCTGATCCAGCTCTGTTTCTCGCTGCCTGAGTATCCATTCTGCATACGCATTGCACGCGGCAGTAATAGCTGTGAGTAGTGCAGAGATCGCATTCACTTACTTGGTTGCGTCAGCAGCCTTGATCAGACCGATGCCAACGGTAACACCAGTAATAAGCACGCCGATATCGAAGGAGCCGCTTTTCAGAAAAGCGATGGCGGCGAACGAAACAGCAGAAACGATGGTGAGGATTCCAATGATAGTGGTTTTCATAGCAGTAGTTTGTTTATGGCTTGTTGGATTTGCGACTGAAGGCACGATACAGTGAAATAAGTCCGATTGCAAGTCCAATGCAGGAGCCTGTAAAGCGAACGGACCAGTCGAGCTGTTCCTGAAAAGTTGAGACAACTGCGAATGTCGATCCGCATATGCCGATCAGTCCGTTGAGGAGGATTTGAGGAGTATTCATCGGTGAAAACTGATCGGTAATCATAAGCTCAATACATGTTGAAAGGACTCCCGTTTCCTGAATAGGGGTCCACGCGCATTGTCTGCCGTGCTCCGCCGCGATAAGCGTCCTTTTCGTCCTCCAGAAGCTGCTTGCATACTTGCCAGTGGTAGTTGGCCCGCTCGATATCAGCGTTGTCCTCAGCCGTTGTGGCGAGAATGCCGCTCTTAATGGCGTTCACGTTGCCCAAATAGACGATGTCAGACTCGTCCATGATCGGAACGAATGCCCGCTTAAGCAAAAGGAAAATTTCTTGAGTAGCGTTTGATGGAGTGCGCGTCCGGTAACGCCTGTAGCGGAAGATCTGGTCGCCTCTTCCTTCGGCCAGCACCAGCTTATCATCGACCGTCTTCCCGCTTTCGACCGCATAGATTTCGATATTGGTCGGTATACCATCGAACCGGATCTCCGAAACCGCGTTGATTTGATTCCCGTTTCCAAACGCTTTCAGAGACAGACTCCCGTTCGTATTGGTAAGAGAGAAGTCTTCCTTCAAGGAGGTAATAGTCCCGTTGAGGAGCGTGTATTTTATCTGGATAATCCCATCGGAAGGAAGGTTTCCTGTGACCGCTTTCACCGAAAGGGTGTATCCTTTGGTCGAATCGAGAGCCTCTTTCGTGCTGTGAATCCCGTCATCCACAACGCCAAACATCCCGTATGCGCTATACGTGTCGGGGATTCCGCCGATGGAGTAGTCGTGCCACTGAGACCAAAGGTTCTGTGGCGATTTGTCCACGTTCGCGGCCATGATGGATTCAGCATCTTGTGGCAACGCGAAGTAGCCATTGCTGGTCGTGATGCGGAAGTCGTAGGCCAGATCGCGCCAGTAACCCATCGCGTAGAGTCGCGGAAGCACCAGATTCAGCACGGGAATAAACCGCTGATCAGGAGAACAGTAGCTGGAAAGTTGGTCCGAAAGGGACTTTACCGTCATTGCAGGCATGGGCGGATACTACAGGTTCAGGGTTCAGGAGTCAAGCGAAGGTGTCGGTTATCGTGTATTCAGTGATACCGCCAGCTCCGGCGAATGCAAACGTACGAGCAAATAGCGTCACCTTTATTTTTCTATAGCTGACTTCTAAACCGAATTCAATTATATAAGTTTCGCCAGTATAGTATCTAAAAGGAACTGCAACATAAAAGTCTCCTTTAAAAAGGAACATACGCAAACAGCCATAGCTTCTAGCTAGAAAAGCCTCGCCAGTAGACGCAGCTCGTTGATATTCAGGCAAAGGCTCACTTGTCGTCGCAGCCAACGAACTCAAGAAAGGCTGTGAAGAATCGTAGAGATCAATGGAGCCGCCCATTGAAAAGTCCTTACTCCCTCCGTGTTTAATTCTAGGATCACCTAACGGTATCTCTTGGTCGTATGGGTGGATATAGTCGATGTTGCCACGTAGAACTGGAAAGGACGATTTCTCAGCAGCTGGATCTACCGGACCAACTGAATCTACTGAAGATACTTCCGTACTTGTATCAAAAAATACAGGAACGTCAAATGCCGCACTGCCATCGGATGGGAAATAGTAAGTATCAATTTTTGCAGTAATCTCAGAAGCGCGGCACATCCAATCAGCGAAGTCCTCAATTCCGTTTGGAAACTTCTTCACTCGCCATGAAATGCGTTCCTCATTAGGATATTGAAAACTTGTAGTAATTTCTTCAGAAAATAAATCCGATAGGTTATCAATGGCAATAGACGAGTATACTACAGGCGGAACCGCATCTGGATAGCTGACCGGACAAATGAGTTGATACCTTTTTTCGGCCATAGATTAAGTGCTTTAAGGTGGGAGAAGCGGAATGAAACTCGTAGAAGCACATAGGGTTATGGTTCCTACTTTTTTTGTGACACTGTCGTAGGCATAGAACGAAATCGGAACTGCTGTAAGGTCTGGCATGGACGCCTTATCCGGTCTATACATCGGTGCTGGAGCGAATGGGATATCAAATGATCTAGTTTGAACAATGCCGGAATTACGATCATCCTGCGCCGTTCGTGTTCCGCCTTTATTGAGGTCTGCAACAGTTGCTTTGATGAAATCTTTCAACTCAGACTTCGCTTTATCCTCTACCGCATTTTGTTGTCGGACCTCTTCTCGACGATCTTCGACGGCGTCCCTAAGTCTTCCAGTAGAAATACCAGTTGGCAATTTACCCAAGCCTAAACGAGAAGCCTCTTGTCTCAGGTTCTCCCGTTCGGTCTTGCTAGCTGATTTATCAGATTGCGACGTAGCGACTTGTCTATCTTGTAGGGTTTTATTTCTAGTGGCTGCGGCAGCAGCTTTCTCAGAAGCCTTTGCCACTTTCGCAATTTCTCGTTTGGTTGTTTCTTCGGACATGGTGATGTATTATTTGAACACCGAGGCGTCTAGGACAACGGCGGTGCATTTAGCGTAACCCCAGTTATAGGGCTCAACCGTCGAGCGCATAAGATATTTCCCAGTTCTAGGAATATCCGGCGGCGAAGTTGCCGCGAGTGAGGAAGGGCTTACTTTCCCCTCTACGTCTTTTTTCGCTTCAGAAGTTACCTTTAGACTAGGGAAGTTTGTACCGTTCCAGTAGGCGGTTGCTGTAGCTTTTGCTTCAACTTTTTTAGTTGAATCTGCGATGGGTATCGCTGCATGGAGCGTTGCGGGTAGGGTGACAACATTTATGTTGAGGCTGATGTCGTAGTCTTCCCCTTTAGTCTCGCCCTTCTCCTGCATATATGTCTCTTTAGAGCCTCTCACAGACGCGGTACCAGAGGCTGAGCATCTTACTCCGACCTTAACGCCTTTGCATATAATGTTATTTGATACAGGCTTAAACATTGGCCAACTCAGTGGAGCCCCAACTTTTGCTTTTATCTGGGCCTCCGTTACTTTGTTATTATTCATTCTAACGAAGAAAGCGTGAACCGTAACCGGAATACTCACCCCTACGGGTTGTTCGATTTCGATATCGAGTTCCGGCCTAATCGTAGCCACGGCAGAGGCGGACGATCCTTCGGACCCGCTCAGAGCGAAGTTCTCTCCGTTCGCATAACCACTCCAATCACCTTTTGTTTCTCCAGTAGACTGCTCCGTGCTCCACACTATGCCAATGCTCTTTAAGATCTTAGGCAGGTCAACATCCATTCTTGAGGGAATCTCAATCATGTAATTGTCTAATTCGGTCGTCGGCGGATAAGTAACAGTCTTTAGCGAGCGGTCCTTATTTACAGCTTTATACGACGTATTAGCTGAGCCAGTACTAATATCAGTAGAGGGGACAAAAGTCTCTACGGTCATAACTTGAGCTGACAGTTCTGGATTCCATGCTGTGGAAACGAGCGTGGGCCATTCATCGACTTTGACGGTCTCCCGAACGTAGTCGCCGTTGCCTAAGTCCGTGACGCTGCTCTGAGCGATCAGAAGGCCAGTCTCCACATCGAGCTTCTCCGACGAGTAGGTCTCTTCGATATTACCGACAGTGGTTTCAACGTAGCTACGTTGACTAAGGAGCTTCTTGCCTGCCGCAGCTTTCCGATTACTCGAAATGGTTTTGACGAGTTTTACGTCAGGGTTGATCTGCTCTTCGGAAGCCTGTAGGAGATCAGTGCCTAAGACGGGAGTCTTTGCCTTACCCTCAACGATATTTTCGGTGGTGGTCCTAGGAATCAACGCCCTGAATTTATCCGGCATCAGATCAGGAACCTGAGTAGACAAAGAGACGTAGTCATCCAGCAACGCAGTCTCGACGTAAGTGTGAGTCTCCAGAACGTAGTGGGAATCCAGCTCCGTCTGTTCCGTCTTCTTCTGCTGCTTGTCGAAGAAGATGTAGGACACGCCATCGAATACTCCTGCCGGAACATCTGGCATCGCGTCTTTGAACGCCGGAACGGACGCATCGAATTCTGCGCGGGGGGTGACGTATTCGCGTAAGACGATCTTGAACTCGCGATTCCCGCCGATATTCCGGTAGCCGGAAGAGAAGTTGTAGAGATCCTGATTCTCGCGATCCGCAGCGTAGAAGAACTCAAAGATCTCGTTACGCTCGATGTCAACGGGCTTGATGAAGATCAGCTTGTGGTGGGGCCACTTGACAGCGTTAGGGTGCGGTGTCCCGTATGCCGGAAAGTCGGAGCGGTTACAGTCACGGATCTCGCTGAAAAGGACATCGGTCGTAAGCGGAGTCGGAAAGATCTTCCGGTCCTGCCTATACGGGGCTTGGGGTAGGGCTGAGACTGGCATGATTTTAGATTAGAGCGATTACTGATACATTCATAGCGTCTACAGTCGCGCTATTTGCGGCATCAAGATTTGTAACAAATAATTCAATAAATTCAGTAGTAGTTAGCTCAACGATACACTGGCATGACCCGTGAGTTAAACTACCCGCACCTGTAGCCGTTACTACAACACTTGATGAACTTAATTGGTTCCCGCCATTCGTGTAGAATACAAATTTATAATCATTTCCATTAGTCCCGTGGAAGCTTACTGTCGCAGATATAAAAAACCTACGAGTTGCAGTTCCCGTATACGTTAGCCGATTATTAAATGGATGCGTAAAGTTAGTTAGATAATTACTTGTTGTTGTCCCAGAAACTTTATAGAAGTTGCCAGTTGAGCTTATTGTTGTTGAGGCGTTTGACGAGATAGAATACTCACCGTATGCAGATTGATTAACACCAGTTCCGCCGTTTACAACGGGCAAGACGCCAGTAACGCCAGTTGTCAAAGGCAAGCCAGTGCAGCTAGTGAGGACGCCAGCGGTAGGCGTTCCCAATGCCGGAGTAGTTAAAGACGGGCTTGTTTGCAATACCGCAAGACCTGATCCGGTGGCGGATGAAGATCCGGTTCCGCCGTTTGAGACGGGCAACGTACCGGTAACGTGCGACGTTAATCCAACTTTTCCGTAGGCTGGCGGTGAGCCTATTCCACCGGACAGAAGAACGTTGCCTGTTGCAACGTCTGGGAGTTTGCTTAGAGCGTTTGCTGCGCTCGCGTATAAGACATCACCGATAGTGTAACCCGTTTGTCCGGTTCCGCCGTAGATAGCGGACAATGCTCCGGTAAGGGTGGTTGTTCCGAGATTGATTGATACGCCTCCGAGAGTTCCTCCGGTGATGGCGACGGCACTGGCTGCTTGAGTGGACATCGTGCCGAGACCCAAAGCAGATATAGCCGCATCCGTATTGGCACTACCGATAATACTGCGCCCTACGGCGGTGCAGCTAATCGGGGCTACTGCACCAGTAACGTCGGATGAGTTTCCTAATACAGTATTGGCACTGATGTTCGCGAGCTTTGCAATAGGGAGCGAACCATCGGCAATCGCGGTAGCAGGAACAGCACCAACGGCCAATTTAGCGGAAGTCACTGCTCCATCTGCGATCTTGGCAGTAGTGACGTTCAGATCTAGGATCTTGGCAGTGGTCACATTGGCGTCCAAGATCTTCGCTGTGGTTACGTTGGCATCAAGGATCTTGGCAGTGGTGATATTAGCGTCCAAGATCTTTGCAGTGGTCACAGCGTTGGCTGCGATCTTCGCTGCGGTGACGTTGGCATCTAAGATCTTGGAGGTAATAACCGCATTGTCAGCTAATTCAGCAGACGTGATCGTTGTGGGGCCAACCGAAGCGTAGCCTACATCGGAAATAATAAGGGTGTATGTATCAGAGGGCATAGGGTTAAACGTCGTTGGTTGCTTGTGGTCTTACAGAAACCGATCCGTAGAGGAGCCTACGCCGAACGGAGTTGATGTCCGCGAAAATATCGTATTCGTAGAGGCCAGTTCCGGCTCTGAGAGTTTTGGTGAGGGTCTTGGAGAGGCTCAACGTAGCGATTCCTGCGAGCGGAGTGGTCAACGCAGCTGTAAACGTCGTCGCTTGGGCTTTGGTTTTGACGTCCCGAATATCAGCATAGAAAGTAGCTCCAGTGATATCGATAGGAGTGATCCCATCAGCCTGCCGGATCGTAAGCACAAAGCTGTAATCCGCTGCACGGTCTAAAGTGATGTCGTAATTTGCTGCGAGCATGGCAAGTTGGTTTAACCCGTTACGCCTTTATAGAAAATAGCTGGTCCGCCAGTAATCGTTCCGCCTGTGAATAGCGTGTTGATGGTTACGCCAGCAGCGACAGCACCAACGGTTCCCGAAGAAATCAACGGAGTCGTTAAAGTAGTGGCCGTGATTGCTCCCAATGCAGTCATCGACACGTATTCGCCAGCGGCAAGAGTTCCACCAGTAGTGACGATCACGGCACCGCCGCGACCCGAGTTTTGTTTAAGGATATAGTCGGACATAAAATTAGTCTAAAGCGGTTGGTCAGGATTAGTTGGTGGGGTGTAAGTCAACACGTCCCAGAGGATATAAACAATTATCAGAACCCATTGTGCAAGGATCATTTGTCGGAGTGGGTGAACGTTTTGAGGTTCTTCATAGGGATTCAAGTTCAGCTTGTTTGGCAGCGATTTCCGCCACGATTTCGAGTTTGCGTTTTTCCACGGAAGGTAATTCGGCTTCGGTAAGAACTTGCTCGATGGCTGAAACCGTGGCGGCGTCATCGAGATCGGCGTCCTTGATGGCATCCTTGATCGAGTCAATCAGCGCATTCTTCGCGGCGAGTTCAGCTTGGATAATAGCGAGTTCGTTTGCATGAGTATCCGTC